GTTCCGATTGATGGCGTAAGAAAAACATTGTGAGCCTGATACTGGGTTTTGCCATCGCCAATTTTCAGACGGAAGGTATCTGTCTCAAAGGCCGGCTCTCCTTCACTGAGTATTGGATTCTCTTCAATCCATTTATCATGCAGACCGCGGCGTAGTTGAAATGTGATTTTTATTACTCTTGCCATCGTTTCTCCTTCGTCCAGCCAGAGACGCCGCCGCCATCATATATAATGACGTTATCATCGGATTCATCAGGATTGGAGGTTGAGCCATAGAAAGTCTTCTCATAATCATAGAACTTGACTTGATAGTCCTCACTAATGTGCTCTATTTCATCAATAGTTCTAAGCATTAGATTTGTCCTCCTTTCAGAACATCAAACAATCTCTCTTTGATTGGTGCGGATACATAACTGTGTCCATTTGCCAATAAGACTCTAAGTTGAATAATCACGAGGCTCCGTTCTGGTGTCGTAATAATTCCGGGCGCGGCAAATGACAAAGTGTCTTCTTGGGATAAATCAACTTGAAGGCAATTTTTTGTAGAGTTGAATACGCAATCATCTGTTGATTTTTCTAAAACTATTTCTCCATTCTGAGAGTAAGACACAAATACTTTTTTAATTTGCGCCGCGTCGAATGGAATATAGAAATTATGACGGTGTGTACCACCACGAACCATTGTTTCTCACCTCACAGATTTTCTCTTCTGTAAAGTAGCTAAAACCGTTCTTTAGTCCAATAAAAACAGGCCGTGATTTCTCACGACCTGTAAATGTCTTATTTATTTGTAAGATAATCCCAAACATCTTCCGCGCTTTCAATAAGTATGGGTTTGCCTGTGCGGGTTATCATTCTCTTTTCAGATTTATAATGCCCACCAGCAATACCCCAAAGGTAGTATTTTATTACCCCCTCATCGTCATCCAGCACTCTCTCGAAGAAGTCTATTATCTTACGAGTTACGCCATCGAGCGCAGGAGCGTTGAGAGAAATTCCATTTTTATCCAACATATCTATCCAATCGTCATATTCAACGGCTGAAATCAATAAGCCGATAAAATCTTCTTTGGATATTGAAACGTTTATGTCTTTTTTAGCTTCCATATGTATCTCTCCCAGTAAAACTTTTTACAATTTATTATAACGAAAATTTCGTTGAAAATCAAGTTTTTACTCTATACAGAGCGGGATTCCATTCATTTGTGATAAGACATCAGAATGTTCCTCATTACGAGAATCAAACTGTTCAATGTTATACCACAAATGTCCAGATATAGCAGAAGCATATGTTTGGTCTTCGTCTTGCGGCTCCTCGTCAATTGAAGAGAAGTCCTTTATCCATTCTACAACATCCGAAAGACTTTCGGCATCGACAATAAAGGATTCATAATTGACGGGGTCGCCGCACTGTGCGAAATAGAGCATTTTGAATCACCATAATTTATAACCCTCGCGGAGAAATTGTTCATAAGGAACTACCGCGCGGATTGAAATTTTTGAATTGAGCATTTGTGCGTAAAGGTTTCTGTTTTCATCTTTTGGCTTCCAGCTTTCTCCATCCCTTTCCCAGTATTTCAAAAAAGCTGGTTCTTGTTGTTTTCCATCTTTTCCTTTTTTCTTTTTATGAAACTCTTTATTTGTAGAGCCTTCAAAAGCGGATGTAATCGCAACTTGAGTATCGTCTAAGCGATAAGATCGTAAATAAACTTGCTCAAGTAAATCTGATGCTGGAATTAGATAACCACCGCCTAAATTATAAAGGCAAACTGTGTCGGGCACATTGTCTGTCGTCCCCATTGAAGCTATTTCAGCGAAAGCTCGCTTTAGTCCATCAATAATACTTGCAAATGGTGCGCGATTGATATCTTTATTGAAGTAGTAATTCGCAATATATTCTGAAAAACTTGAGCCAATCCATTCGCTAATTTGTGGATATTGAATAAGTTTATTTGGATGAATATTAAATTTAAGTTCCTTTAGTTCAGAGCCATAGCCAGAATAATTTTTTACTTGGATGCCAAACCCTTGGAAAAACTGAATATCAGCTTTCATTTGTTCGCCACTAGCAAAAGCGTCAGCTATTTTACCTTGCGCCTTTCCTCCAAACAAATGTGAGATGTATTGGAATAAAACATAAGTTTGAAACTCACCAAAAGCACCAACTATATTAGCTATTGCGCCGTTCCAAGTATATCCTGCAATACCTAATTTCCGGCTAGAGATTTGTGTGCGCCAAGCTTCTTGAAAAACGTTTTGAAAATCTTGCGATGTCTGACTATAGCCAATTGTAGTCATTATAAAAGATTTAATTTCTTCCTCAATTTGTTGCTGTTGACTAATATTCTTTTTTGCTAAGCCTTTTTTACTTATCGCAAAAGGATTTGCGTTGCCTTCTCTATCTTTTGTCCTAAGTTTTGAATTAGCTTCCCAAACAAATTCTTTTTTGTTAGTTGTCAGGCTTATCAAATTTGGGTCATTCAAAATTTGGTTTTTAAACCATTCAAGGCTTTGTGCTTCGACTTTCAACTTACGCCCCATTGCAGCATTGACAACACCTTTTAGCAAGCCAGTTTCGTCTAGTTTTTTCTCAATTGCGCCCTTGTCAAGACCAAAATCTATAGTAAGTGTGCCAGCTTTCAAATTACCACTAACTGATAGCTTTAAATCGGCCTTTCCAATTTGACCTATCTTTTGGAGTTCAGCAATAACAGTTTTTTCTACCTCTTTAATGTAAGTGTCCAAAGTGCTCTCAGCAACAGAAGCGTCCAATTTAACGACAAGACGAGAAAAAGTAGCGTCTTGATCCCATTGCCCTTTTGTAGAAAAGCCATATTTACGGTAAAGCGCTTGAGTAAGCCTATCGTTATCTAATTGCCGTAAAGCATTTGTATCTTGCTGAAATTTTGACAGTTTTTCTTTGACTTGCCGCACAAATTCTCCAAAAGAAGAAACCGTTGTCCCTAGTATGGCGCTATAAAAAGTATTCTCTTTTTCTCGCAAAGCTTTTATATTATTCTCATAATTGTGCCGCTGGTCAAATTTGTAGCGACCTGTGTGCGGCATATAATTATTCGGGCCGTAAGGCGAATAAGTATGTAATACATCATTATAAACCGTTCCCATCTACAAGCCCTCCTTTTAGATATAAAAAAAGAGGGGCGATTGCCCCTCACGATATATAAACAGTTAGTCTTTCAATGCCGCTGCCACTACGGAACTAACTGGCCTGTGGCAATAGTAAGTAGATTTAGTGAAATCTCATTCTAAAAAAGAGTTGCTCAATTTTCAGTATTACAAACAATTCCAGCAAGTTGAGCTACAGCAGAACGCTCTGTAATAGGAAGATAAATAGTCTCATAAAGCGCATTGCCTTTCAGAGTTTCCTCCATCGCACGCATACCATTATCAACCTCAAACATTCTACGGTCGGTCTGACTGTGATAGTCGCCATTTATCCAAATTTCAGTGCCTTCACCAGCACGACTAATAATATTGCCAGCGACTTTACGAGTAATGTTCTGGCCTTCACTGACATAAATAATGCTATTTTCAAAACTGCGACCTTTAATAAAAGGCAGGGCTACAAGTTCGATCTTGCCAGAGGCAACAAGATTTTGAGTAGCTTCGCGGCCACCAAACTTATCCCATAATGGAGCAAGAGTCCATTCAAGCTTTTCATCCATTCCACCTTTGAGATAGCCGATATCAGGCACTCCTTCAAGCGTGATGTTAGGACGTATATAAACAAGTTTTTCAAAAATACCTTTTTCGATAAAGCTAAAGCAAGCCCCGCTCATTAGAAGATCTTTACCTGACCCAAAGACGCCACCCAAAACTTTTACGGGAACACGCCTATCCATAAGGGAGTGAATGGCCAGTTCCTGATATACATTGCGCGGCTTGATAACTCCACAATAATCACTTTGAAGCGTCATATAATGAACCTTTTCAAATTCATTATCTTTACAAAAATATTTATCTATAACCTTATCTTCGGAGTCATAGATAATCAAATACTGGTTTTCAACCAAGCCCATCCCCGCAGGTGTAAAAAGGCCAGAATAAAAATCCTCAAGTCCTTGTTCTGATGGATGCCACTCATAATAGCCAGTATATTTATCCATAACAAGCCTCCTTAGTTCCAGAGTTCGCTGATATCGCTTATTATTTTTTGAACAATGCCGTGTTCGAGAGCTTCGTCAGCCGTAAGCTCCCAATCCTTGACTAACTTATCACGAATATAATCATCTGAAAAGTCAGAGTGCTCACGAATTACATCAACAAATTTTTTGATTTCTTGCTCATATTTCTTCATTGACTCAATAGCATTTGCGGCATCTTGTGCGAGAGAAATTGAACCATAATGGAACAAGATTTTTGAACTCTCAAGAGCATAACGTTCATGGCAATGAAGATATATCAGAGCGGCCGCGCTAGCTGTGCGGCTCATCATAATACCAACTATCGGAGTAATACTCAGATTTATTACGTCCTTGAGCCATAGATAGCTGTCTAAACTACCACCGGGGCTGACAAAATAGATAATAATCTTCTTCCTCTTTGAAGGCTCTATTGTGTCATCCTCCTTATTCCAGCGAATAATCTGGCGGCACATATCACCTATCGTTTCATCATCTACCTCGCAATCGAGCCAGAGATGACGCTCATTGAGTTCTTTGTAATACGCTAACAGGCTTGGATTAGCAAGCTGATAGTTAGCATCATCTCCCAAACCCAAAAACAGACCTAATTCTTCCATAGGCTCCTCCTTTGATGTGTTTTGCGGTTGCCCGCATTTCTAAGTAGATTTTTTGTAGCTAATATATATAAAAAAGTCCACATTAGGTTTTCTAATGTGGAACTGTTGGCAGAGGTAACAGGACTCGAACCTATAAATACGGCGTCAAAGGCCGATGTGTTGCCAATTACACTATACCTCTAAATTTATATAAAAAAGAGATTTTTTAGCCTAACGCAAGGAAAATCTCTTGTAAAACCTTATGTGGGTTGAGGGCGCCGTTTCAATCGCCCGCATCTGACTTGGGTTTCGTGTACCGCACACTTTAGTTCTGGCGCGGCCTACGCCCATGGCTACGTCCCAATTATGTCAGCCGGTATTGTCTTCACCTGACTTTTACTACTTGTCTATCAACCCTAATGGCACCGATACTGGGCATTGCCTTTTAGCATAACTCTGTCGCGTGGCTCTCTAAGAGTTGGCCACCGTTGCCTCACATTGACACTAATCTAATTAGTTCAATAACGCATCCTCTCCGAGCGAATACCGACCTCAGCACCGCGAACTCCGTTTAGGCTCGAGTTCGACTTTTGGAACCCCAGTGGATAAATTATACCAAAGCTCCCTTATCAATAATTGACATCAGCGCGATTGCCTAACAAATCGCCGAGCTTGCGGGAATGGCCATATTCACCGCTAACGTTTTAGCTTTAACTCCGCAGGAAACCCGATGATCAAGTAACCTGACTTATTTAAAATTCTTACTGCATATCCTCAAAAATACGAATAAGAATTTCTCCCAAATTTTCAGGCTCACGCGCCGTTTTAGCAGTCTTGGCTGACTTACAAGCATCAAAAATACTTTCAGCCACCTTATCTGTTGTCTTGGTCTTTTTAGTAGCTGCTTCAGATACCCAGCTCATTATAGTGTTAAATGAATAGCTATTCAACAACTTGTCAAAATATGCTTCATACTCATCGCTTACCTTAAAATACTTCTCTCTTAGTTCAAGAAAACGCTTCTTATCCTCTGCCTTGAGTTTATCAGCAATTTCCTTCTGACGAACTTTTTCATCATCTTTCTTTTTCTTCTCGGCCTCGGCTTTTTCAAGCGCATCCTGAGTATCAAATAGACTATGAAGAACATCACTATAATATTTCATTTTTTCTTACTTCCTTTCCAAATTTTTTAAACGAGGGCTTTTTTATAGAGAAGCCCAACTCTTCGCCTTGTTCGTTGGACTAAAGTCCTCATTAGATTTTGTTATATCCATAAGCAAAACCTCCTGTCGTTCAAGACATTTTCAAAACGGAGGAAGAAACATCTTCCTTGGATGCAGGAGTGGGTAACGATCCCACAAAGTTTGGCTTATGAGGCCAAACGGAGAACCTTCTCTTCCTGCCATATAAATCCAACTAAATATTACTGGGCCTTCGCCCTACCTCGATAAACCTTCAAGCATATTCTGCCACGCGGGAGATAAGTCTGAGCATATAGGCCGTCGCCCATACACTTCTTACCCCAGCAACAACATTGACTTGTTACTCTTGGATAACCCAAGTGTCTAATGTCGCCTAATCCGCCAGAGGATTGATTACCTCTACCTTTCACGGGATGTTCAGAAAGAAAAATAATAATATCTATTATTACTAACCATCTTTTCTATAAGTCCCCGTTGTGTTCCGCTACTTGGATGCTGTAGAGTGTCAAAGACAGATTTCACATTCCCTGTCGTCTCAACGGAACGAGCTTATTGGCTTTCCCAAGGATTGCCACAGGCACCAACTAAGACCTAACTTGGGTTCGGCTTGGCTATTCACCAAGCTGTCTATTGCGCTCGCCACTCCACGGCTGCGTTTGCTTGCGATTCACTCAGCACAATTCCTGCTCTTCTTCCCACTTGAGCGACCGCTCTACTTCAGCTCATCTCTCGATGGCCTCTCAGTCCAGTATCCACAAGTATCCTTGTTTCGTTTCTGCTGTGCTAGCTGGAATTTCTCAGCCGGAACATCGAATTCCGTCTTCACTGAGTTAGTATTATTTAATTGGATATATGCCAGCGCTCTTAGCGAAAACAGAGGACACCACGTGTAGGTGGCACTAGCATCGTCCTCCTTTTGACTTTTTCTTTTCTTTATCTTATGTATATATTATATCAAGATTTTTTGAAAAAGTCAAATTTTAAGAAAGGAAATTTGAAAAATGAAAAATGAAATTATTGGCAAGAGAGAAAGGACTCGAACCTTTAATCTTCAGTTTTGGAGACTGCTGCCTTACCTATTGGGCTACTCTCTTATATTGGAGCTGAGTATCAGATTCGAACTGATGTGGACACGAAGTCTGCGGCTTACAAAACCGCTCCAATCGACCACTATGGGAACTCAGCATTTTATGGTCGGAAATGTTGGACTTGAACCACTCTTCTTGACCCCAAATCAAGTGTGCTACCATTACACCACATTCCCGAAATGGTGCGTCAGACTGGTGTCGATCCAGTTATTCCCGAAGGAAACGGGTTTACAGCCCGCCGCAGTTGCCGATTTGCTACTGACGCATTTTTATTGAGCACCGCCAACAAAGAAGATTTATTAAATCTTCTCGCTGGGGCAATAGCTTATCACGTATGCCAACCGCTTACTAACAACTTTTACTCGCGCGCACGCTGGCTTGTTAGAACCATTTTGCATAGAAAGCCGACAAGTAAAACACCGAAATCCTTATCATTTTGAGAGATTTTGTATTGAATGACTAATTCGCAACCTTTGGAAGTTTCTCTCTCTCAACTTTCTATATATATTATATCGAAAATTTTGATAAAAATCAAATTTTCTGAATCAAAATTCTACGATAAACTTGTTTGCCATTTATAGTAGCATCTGAACAGCCGCCCGTCCAATATCCACCGTCCATTCCTTCGTCATTATGACGACTCCATCCAACAATTTTAAATTGAGTAGGACAAAATTTGTCAAGAAATGAAATAGGAACCCCCATTACACCATCATAGTCCTTAGGAATATTAGCTGTGCGGCTTACTTCAATTGCACGGAAGTTATCATAAGTAGGATAATTTTGCGGATCATAGGTTGCTGTTAAAGGAATTGGTTGTGCCGCTTTTGCAACAGAAAGAGTCGTAAACCAACCTATATTACCAAATTTTTTATCAGTACCATCTGGCTGTTTAAAAGTAGAAACATTGAAATTGCCAATATGAACTTTACCACTCATTAAAAGTGGAAAAAATTCTTTGTAGGTAATAGCATTTTTACTGCCAATTATCAAAAAATCTTTTTTATAAGATAAAATCAAATTGACAAAATCTCGAAATTGACTAAAGGGAGGATTTGTTATAACAATATCACAAGCGGCAAGAGCATCTCGACCTTCTTGTGAATCAAATGCACCAGAACCGATGAGTGGTTCAACCATAAGGTCAACCTTGGGACGCTTGGTATACTTATATGCCTTTCCATCTTTATTATAAGTCAAACAAACAAGTTCATCAAGTTCAAGACAATCAAAATTATTGACAAAATAATTTAAAAACTCACTTGTCAAACCATCATTACAATTACATAAAACCTTTTTACCACGTAGGTCATATTGCAGAATCTCTTTTTCAATGTCTTGATATTGAGTATAAAACTCATCATTCTTTGCAGTCTGTGCTTTGTGTAAATTTTCATTCGCTGACCTGCTTTCGCGCGTTTTATTATACAAATCCCTTGCATTTGGTACTAGTTTAAACTTAACAGGAGAACCGCCAAGTCGGGTCATAAGTCCTTGATTGGCAATACCATTGAGTGTGGCTGCAGAAATCGAAATGCCACACTTTGTTGATAAACTGGCCGCTGTAAAAGGTTCATTAGGACAATGCTCTAATGCTGCAGCAAATGCAATTGTCCCTTTCTCTGTTAGCTTCATTTTACTTCCTCCAAAATTTATGGTGCGCCTGAACGGTTACGATCCGTTGTAGTATGATTAAAAGTCATATATTCTTCCATTGAATTACAGGCGCATATGGCGTGTCCTATAGGATTTGAACCTATGACTTACAGATTAACAGTCTGTCGTTCTACCAACTGAACTAAGGACACAAAACTGGCGCGGAGCCTTGGACACGAACCAAATAGCCGAATAGCTACACATCGCTTAGCAGGCGAGTCCAGTGCCTTACTGGTTGACTCCGCATATTGGCGCGGGACGGAGGTGTCGATCCCCACAGGTTTTGCCTGCCCACGATTTTCAAGACCGGTCTCAGAGCCGTCTGAGTTCATCCCGCATTTTTACGCTTCCAACTCTTCAAGAATTAAATCTCTTGGAAGAAATTGCTTACATAAATAACAAGAACCAAAAGAAACTCCTTTTTGCACTTGAGAAAAATCTGCATTGGTATAATAGTTAATTCTCTTGTCAAAGCCAAAATATTGTAATCCGTCTTTTATATAAGGGAAACGCTTTTGCCCTTGCAAGGCTGGAATTGGCAATAACATTGCATATGGCTTGTTTAACTCAAACAAGCGTTTCAAAACATTGTCCTTTTGTGAAAAAGGTGGATTCGAAATAATAATATCATACCGTTCATCGGGTTCGTAGAAAAAGAAATTTTTCCCTTCCTCAATATGAGAGTGAATAACCTCAAAACCAGCTTCTCTAAACACTTGAACATATTGCGAGCTTTGCGTATCAAAAGGACACCAAATTTTTATTGGATGCCCCTTTATTTTTTCAAAAAGTCGCAAATACTTAATCAAGGGTCGAACAGCATATGCTGGTGTATATACTTCATCAGACGCTTTATCTGTTTTTGCTGTTAAATATCCTTTATTTACTGCCATGCCTATTCTCCTTCAATGGAACTTAGCAAATCCATCTACAATTTCATCCAATGTGCGCGGTGTATAGTCCATCCACGGCATCATACAGCCCACATTATAAAATTGGCAAAGATTTTTTGCTGAATATTCATAAGGGTCATTCTCTATTTGATATCGTAGATTCTCCAAATACTCGTTTTCAACGGTTGTATGCAAATGGCCAAATAGCATAAATACATTAGAATAATAATCAGACTTATAAAATGGAATTGGGTAATGACACATTATAACTTTTCGGCCATTATCAGAAATTTCTTTGTAATCCCGCCAATCCTGAAAGAATCGCCGCACAGTAGACGGAGGATTCTTCAAGTCATGATTTCCGGCTATCAAATATTTATTGCCTTTAAGTTGAGACAAGATTTTAATCCATTCATCAGATTTGCCCCAGCAAAAATCGCCCAATATGTAGACGTTATCATTTAGTTCAACTCTATTATTCCAATTCTCAATAAGCGCGATATCCATTTCTTCAACTGAACTAAATGGCCGATGGTCAAATCTCAAAATATTGATATGTCCAAAATGAGTATCACTAATATAGAAATTCTTTGACATCCTGTCTCCTTTCTTGTATAATACAATAGGCCATGCAACCCTTATAAGATTATGGTAGGGGATATCAGATTTGAACTGATACGGCTCTCGCCATGGCATTTTGAGTGCCACGTGTCTACCTATTTCACCAATCCCCCATATTTCAAAACGGCTTACTTTCGTTTTTATTTATTATAGTCTCCACAAATGACAAAGCCACATATCACACATTGTGCGCCGGTGGTAGTTTAGCCGGAATCCATCCCCTTGGAGACCTATGGTGGGCGGGAGGGGACTCGAACCCCTACACTGAAGTGGTAGCTCCTAAGGCTACTGTGTCTACCAGTTCCACCACTCGCCCATAATAATGGAAGCTTCCCCGCAGGAGGTTTACCAACCCCAATCGACTGTGGTCTTTTAAGCTTTGACATAGCCCTCGAATGACCAACGATACACGCCGCTTAGATGTTTTTTAATCGCTACTCATGCACTTTCGCAATTAAGGGAACAAGAAACAGTAAACAATCCCAAAATGGTGCCCAGAGCTAGAATCGAACTAGCGGCACGGGGATCTTCAATCCTCTGCTCTACCTGCTGAGCTATCTGGACATAAACTCGTCTTTCCGAGCAGCCAGCACTTTTTTCACCCGGTTATTTTATAAACTTTGGATGCTCCGCGCACGTGCCGTGCTAGAGGTTATAAAATTAAAATAAGAATGTTGCAACTAACTCGCATCTGCCTACTGCCGATTTTGTCACATTAAGTAATTGGCCAATTCCTTAACTTCGTTTCTTGTCACGCCACATTCTTTAATTTTTCGAGTTATTCTTATTTTAATTTTTTTGATAAAGAAATCCGCATTACGCGGCCCTTTTAGCCCTTCGGACTATCCTCGCTACTGGTTTTGGTTCTGTCTTTCATTGGCATTACCTCCAATCGAATACTCCTAAGACTTCTTATTTAGTTGTAATATATACCTATTACAACATTGGTTGCGGTACCCAGATTCGAACTGGGGTCTTCTGGTTATGAGCCAGATAAGGAAACCGCTCCTCCATACCGCAATATACCCTGAAAAATATACACATTACTACCAGACCTTCGCCTTGCCCAACCATATCTTCAACAATATTCAGCCACCAAGAGAACAAGTCTGAGCATAAGCATCGTCACACCTATACTTCTTGCCCTGTAAGAACACTTACTTACCTTGAACGAGATTGTTTACTCGCACCTTTCACGGGATATTCAGACAATAATTAGTTAATTCCAAATATCTTTTTTCCATTTGAGTCACTGCGTTTTCCGCTACTTGGAGTCTGTAGGACGTTATACCTAATCTTTCAATTAGTTCACCGCAGATGGATTTATTGGTATTTCCAAGGTTTGATACAGTCACCAGCTAAACCCTAACTTGGATTCGGCTCGGCTATTCACCGAGCTTTCTATTGCATCCACCATCCCACAACTGCCTTTTGTTACGATATAGTTGAGTACACCTTTGCGTTTAACCGTTGAGCAACCGCTCTTCTCATAATATGTCGCCATATTATAACAGCCCAGTATCCTCAAGTATCCTTGATTCGTTCCTGCTGGTTTGCATTTTAGGTTCTCAGCTATTGCATCGCACAATAGTTTGCACTGAGTTGATAGTATGTATATATTTTTCAAGGTACATTTCTTTCTCTCATTTTCTGTATATATTATATCAGAAATTTTCAAGAAAATCAAATTTTTGAATCCAATTAATTTGCTATAAAAACTACTTATTGCTTAGACACTATTAGTTGGTCTACAATAGCCACTCCACATCCGCGCCTCATTTTTATACCTGTCGTGCAAATTAATAAATATTTAAGTTTTAGAATACTGACAGTAAGTATACTATATTCTTCTATTTTTATTACTTGACTCTCTAAAAATATAGAATATTGCATTATGCCTTTAATGCTTTACTATACAATCTCATTTAATATATATAGTAACTTTAGCCAATTAAAACCTATCCAGTCACTTGGATGTCCTTATCGTAGGTAATAAGGTATTTCTCCGCTCAGTTTTTCTTACAATAAGAGGTAAGAGAATTTTTATTCAACCGATAACTGAGAACGGTGGTGCGGGATAGGGTACTTGAAACCCTACGCCTTATGGCATCAGGGCTTAAACCTGATGTGTCTACCAATTCCACCAATCCCGCATTTCTTATTTTGTATATATATTATATACAAATTTTTTAGAAAAATCAAATTTTAATTAGCTGATTCGCGCGTTTATTCAATTCATCTAAAAATTCATTATTCTTTTCATTCCACGCAATAATGGGATACTGATGCGTCTTACCTCGCACATCGGCGCCGCACTGTCTGCAATAACGCAAATAGTCGGCCCAGCTCAATCCAAACAGCCGTGCGGGAAGCACCGCCCAAGACCCCATTATTTTCCAATCCTCACCAAAGTTTTTATAGATAGGAACTATTGTAAATTTCCCATCTGGATTCTCTCGATACATAAACCAAGTCTTCATATCAAAATCTCCTTCCAAAACAATGGCATTTCAGATTTTTCTGCGTCAGATAACTGAGTTGCTTCAAAAATTTCGCTCGCGCACACAAACGGTTTGATTGTATTCATAGGTAGCGGTTCTACTACCTTGACTACAACATTCACATCCGGAGCTTGAAAATTTGGGTCGATATATTTCTTTGCCGTTGATGGGCTAACGCCCGCTGTTTTTGCTGCACCACTATATGTATGGCACGAAAGATAGGCCAAATTGATTTGTTTTATCTGTTCAGGGGTTATACGACTAGCCATTTTCAAGCTCCTCTCTCAATTTTCTATATATATTATATAAAAAATCTGAAAGAAAATCAAATTTTCGTAAGCATCATAAATACAATATCTGATGTATAAGGCGCACAATAAGGTCCACATTCCCAAATTGAATCAGCCGAAAGGTCGCACTTCTCAATGGGATTGAAAAATCCTCTCTTCTCATACCACTGCCCATCACTATCCATATATTTGAAATGAAAGTCAGTATCAATCAGCACGCCGTCATCATCATCTTCTTCATAAGAAAGTGCTACTCGATACGCAATAAGACGTTCATTCTCCCGCGGCTGTTCTCCTGCATCAGCTAACCGAAGACGCCCCGCAAATAGATGAAGCATCTCATCAACATCGCGCCAAAGAAGTCTATCAATAATTTCCCAAAATGCAAGGCCAGCCTCAATATCTTCATCTATACCTTCTTCATATGAATCACGCTCATGGTCAGGGACAAATCCATCAAACGTCATCAGCGCGGCTCCACCGCAGTTGAAATCGAGCATATCGGTATTATCAAGATTGCGGGTTTTGAACCGATTTGTATAGTCATAGTTATCTAAGTTCTTTGCAATTCGCGTAGCACTCGCCCCTTTCAAAATTTCAGTTCGTGATCAGAATAAAAATCTCCTGTATGTGTATAATTGACAAGCTCCTCATCATAATCGCGAGCAATTTTCTGATGATGCTCATATCTATCCATCAAACGAAACAGATTGTCCATCATTGCCATTTCAAGTTCCCAAAACCAGCGTGCGCGTAGAGATGCTACTTTGACGAGAAGCCTACGCCGCGCAAGTCCTTCGCCAATTTCAATGCTGAACTTATCTCCAGCATCCATATTACACTTGGCCTTACCACACAGGTTGTTAAGAGCAGTCTGATTTTCTTTGTGGAACCTTTCAAACATCTCATAAATCTTACCCCAGCGAAGAGTTGCGTTCTCCATTTTATCTGAAAGGCGAATTGTCTCTTCAATAAGGTCGCTCATTATCTCGTCGGGGTTGAACCAAGCCAGCACAACCCCATTTTCATAATCAACCGAATACTGAATACGACTATCCATTATTAAGACTTCCTTTCTGTATCGCAGCAATCGCACTCACAGTAGCGAGCATTGGTCTTGACAACAGGCTTTGCCTGATTGAACATAGACATCATTGCCATCATTTTGAACACATCAGAATCCTTGTTGTCTTTTTCATTCATAAGCATCATAAGCATCATAGGATTTGACATATCAAACTGAGCGGTACTACCATGACCCATCATAAACATTAGCGGGAGCATTTCATCCATCTTGCCATCGCCCATCATAAGGAACGGGAGAATGTTTCCGAAAGGATGTTCAGCATCAGCGGTCATAAAGCCACTCTGAAACGGCGTAATAAGCTTAGTGTAAAATGAATAGCCAAAAATAGAACGCACGGGAAGAATGGTCGCAACCTCACGAGTCGATATCTTTTCAACCACAAGCCGCGCTGCATCATCAACATCAATTACACGTGCCCATGCACCATTATGACGAATATACTCACCAATATGAAGATTATCGGCAGTACAAGGCATAGCATAACAATAAGAGCCTTTTGCGATAATCATCTCATTGGGAACGTCGATATACTCCTGAGTATTCGGATCATATGCGATAGAACGTATAAGGCCATCAGTGCCAACAGTCTTGAAGGTTGCGCCATAGATAGACATTGCTACATCATCGACTTTGCCGAACTGAGTGTCAAAAATTTTCATATTCATTTCATTTTTCTCCTTTTTATTTTGTGTATTTATTATAGATGAATTTTTTCCATAAATCAAATTTTTCAAGTCTTCAAAATTAGACGTAGTGAGAGTACTAGTTATTGTATGAGTAGTATTTTCAGAGCTACCGAAAAGAGATTGAAGTTTTGAATTCTCTGGCTCGCAAGTGTTTGTCGTATTGGACATTGAACAATCAAATGAAACCTTGAGTGGCTTATAACCCTCATAAGTGTCAAGATAAAATGTGTCATTGTCTACGGTAGAATCCAAACCAGCATCAAACTTATATGATGTAGGTTCCGAAAAATAACTATCATAACGTTCAGGCACATTTATTCCACAAAATCCCCAAACAGGAAAAGAAACCTTCTTTCTAGGTCTTATTTTATCATATCCTCTAATTTCGCTTATGACAACAAGTTTTTTGTCATCACCCTCTTTTACTGTATCAATATCAACCCAAACAACCCAAGTATCTCTATATCCATATCCAGCCTCGTTTGTAATTTTAAATGCTGTTGAATTTTGAGTCGAAATGCTTACTATTGCGGCCTTCTTTAAATCAGCCCAAACCTTTTTATCTTTTACAATATACCAGTATGTTTTATTACCAATGTCATTATTTTTATCAAGAAAACGCAATCCTACTTTGACCATTGACATATCTCCTTTCTCATTTTATACATTTATTATATCATCATTTTTTTGAAAAATCAAATTTTTTTCATAAAATCCAATGGATAAGCAATTTCAAAAAAACTTGAAAAAATAAAAAAATTGGATTATGCTAAAAGCGTAACCCAAAATATTTTATATAATTATAATAAAGGTGTGGATAGAAAAAATTGGGAGTAGAAAAATTCTACTCCCACTTGTTATATCACTTACCGCTAATTCCGCCGACAATCTCAGCGATAGCAGAACTACCGCTAGACAGTGCAAAACCAGTCAGGATAATACCCGCATTGGAAACTTCCTCAACAAGGCCAACAGCAACAAGCACATCAAGCTTGAAAGCAAAGGCAAGGCAGAAGGACGCAATCAGGCTGACCGCCATAGTGATATATTTACCAAAAGAAAGCTGGTCCCAAATTGCAGACTTGGCTCTGTCGATAATATACCACTCAATCATAGAAACGGCAAGCAGAAGAGCTAACATATCCATTATGTCAAACCTCCCAAAATTATTTGAATATTTCTATTCATATAGAAGTAAATTTATAAGACTTACTTTACAAAAAAGAGGGGGAAACTTGAAATTTTAGCAGTTTTATGCTATACTATATATAGTAAAATAGGAAAAGGAGGTTTTCTATTATGTATGATTTCAAAACAGGAGAAGAACGCTCTGATGAATTTACTGACATGAATGATAAGTATAACTATTATGATTACCTTTGTCAAATTACTTATCTAAATTTTTCGCATTACATACAGAGCGGCGACATACAATTCACTATAAATGTAGACACTGCTGATAATAATTACAAAGCCATAATACATCTTGCACTTAAAACCATAATCTTCTCAAAAAATAGCAAAATCTATTTACCCGCAAAAAATTGGTTTGCATTTGTCAAATTTGTTTGGAAGGAGTTTGGGCCTAAATCGTTCCATTACTTCCGCTATGCTGGCGCATTTGCTAAACCACGCGGTAATATCAAAATCGACCCGCTTGATCTAATTGCTTTTGAACTTCACTCTAATCGAGTAAGCAATGTAAATATTTTTGCTGACATTTATGATACGTACTTTGCGAGAGGAGCAACAATTTATGATATATGAGCTTTGGGCTGATGGTGCTTGCAGTAAAAATGGCAAGGATGGCGCTGTTGGCGGTTGGGGCTTTGTATTGATTCAGAAAGGCAAAGGAATAATCGCTGAACAAAGTGGCGGTGAGATTGGTGCAACCAACAACCAAATGGAGATGCGCGGCATTATTGAAGGGCTGAAATATCTAACAGAACAAACGCCTTTTACTGGCTTCGATGAATGTGTGGTATTTACTGACAGCGCCTACATTCATAATTGTTATGAACAGAAATGGTACAAGTCGTGGCAGAGATACAATTGGTTGAACTCACAAAAAAAGCCTGTTGCAAATAAAAGTCTTTGGCTGGAACTTATTCCTTACTTTGAAGACGCTCACATTCAATGGAAAAAAGTGCGCGGACACATAGGAATAGATTATAATGAGCGAGTTGATAAGCTTGCCGTCAAAGCCCGAAAAAAAATTGAAGGAGAAATAGTAAATGAGAATAGTTGAAAATCACGTAAATGTGGTTATAGTAAATGGCGCGCCCAGTAGTGGCAAAACTACGTTTGAACAAATGTGTAGCTTTATTCTTGGCCCATATTATAGGGCGCGTAGTAGCGTAGATTTGGTAAAAGAGGTTGCTGCAAAAGCTGGTTGGCAAGGTGTAAAAGAACCACGTGATCGTAAATTTCTATCAGACTTAAAAGATCTAATGAGTGCATACAATAATGCGCCTTTCCGTGATATAATGAAGTACGTGCGCGAGTTTGAAGATGAATTACTGTCCTATCAAATTGATCCGCGAAAAGGTTTCATTTTTGTAGATGTGCGCGAACCTGCCGAAATTGATAAGCTTAAGAAGGCCACAAATGGAACTACCCTACTTATACGGCGCGATTCTGCGGAAGCTTCGAAAGCATCAAACCATGCTGATGCAAATGTCCTCAACTATGAATATGACTATGTAATAGACAACAATCAGACTTTTGAGGACTTGGAAGTTGAAGCAAAACGATTCATCAAAAATTTGACTTCTTTTCAAAATTCTGATATAGTAAACACGTAAGCCAAAACGTATTATAAATATATAATATAAAATGTAAGTTGTACTTATAAGTAAGATATATATGTGTCTTACTTATAAGTAATACTTATAAGTTAAGAAAAGAAAAAATTATTTCAAGAAAAATAAACAAAAAGAATGTTTCTAAAAAAGAAAAGATAGGAGGCCACAAAATGCTTGGCTATATAGACGGATTTAATTTCAAAGAGATGGAACCGATGCGTTATTATGCTCATCCAAAGTCCTACAAAGGCGATCCAAAAGAAGAGGCGCGCAAGCGCGTTTTTTCTGGCGAATGGATGGGCGCTCGCAAGATGGATGGCTACTTCTCTAAATTTGTAAAAGATGAAGATAACAATATGATGCTACTTAGTCGCTCTCGTGGTGTAAGTGGCGATTTTGCTGATAAGCTTGACCATGTCCCACACCTTCAATCATTTTTTGATGCCTTGCCGATTGGAACCTGTATTCTTGGTGAAATTTATTTCCCGACACATGAAGGTTCTAGCGAGGTCACTAAAGTAATGGGCGCTCTTACCGACAAGGCAATTGCACGCCAGAAAAATGATAAGCTTCATTTTTATGCTTTTGACATACTGGCTTGGAATGGTATGTCTCTTATAAATCAGCCAGCAAAAGTTCGTATGTCTTATTTGGCGCATATTGATGATATAGTAAAAGATAATCATTATCTCTATGTAACTGCCGCACGGTTTTATTGGGGGCAGGAACTATGGAATATGATAGCTGACACTCTTGCAGCTGGCGGTGAGGGCGGTGTTATTCTAAATGAGAATGGTATCTACCAGCCGGGCAAACGTTCAACTAAGATTTCCCTCAAGATAAAGAAAGAGCTTGAAGACACAATTGATTGTTTCTTTACTGGACGTTATACAAAGCCAACTCGCACTTATATTGGCAAAGAAATTGAAACTTGGGAATATTGGCTTGATACTAAGACTAACGAGTTCAAGAAAGGCAATTTTTATAAAGAATTTTCAAAAGGCGCGCAGTATGAACCTGTCACAAAATCATTCTTCTATGGAATGGCTGGCAGCCTTGAAATTGCGGTGTATAATAATGGTAAGATTCATCCTATTGGTTTTCTTAGTGGCCTTACTGAAGAAATAAAGTCTCATCCCGAATCTTATGCTGGCCGTGTTATTGAAGTAAGTGCAATGCAGCTAACGGATGATAAGATGTTGCGGCATCCTAAATTTGTGCGCTTCCGTGATGACAAAGACAAATCTGAGTGCTTGTGGCGTCAAATAGAGGAAATATAATGGCTAGCCATTATGAGAATTTTATAAGCGATTTACTTCAAAAATCTCATATTGATTATCAAAAAGAAGTGTCTTACACAGATTTACGCGGCGGTCGATTTCGTTATGACTTTTCAACGCCGCATGGCCTTATTGAAGTAAATGGCCAGCAACATTACTATGAAGTCTTTGGCGGTCGCAGCGGCTTACTGAAGCAACAAGAGCACGATCGCAGAAAAATCAGTTATGCACTAGCTAATTGTATTCCCTTATATATTATACCATTTTGGGATATTTATTCGCTTACTAGCGCGCACGAACTATTTCAAGATAAATACCGCGCGAAATCTCGTTGGCATAATGATGAAGTTTGGAGAGAGCATCAAAATTCTGTATAATAAATGCTCTAACTGCTACTTCCATAAGACGAGGAGGTGAGCGAATGGAACTTTCACCAGAACTTATCGGCGGTGTAGTTATAGCTATTTACCTTGTCGCTGATGGGTTTGAAAAAATTTGTAAAAAATTTGGCTTCTTCCAAGGTCTTTGGAGTAAGATAAAACAGAGGCGAACAGGAGAAGTCGGAGAAGAAATTGAAAAGAAACTCGCCCCTATACAAAAACAGTTGGGTAATATTGACACTCGGCTTGACGGAATTGATGAACGCTTAGATAGAATTGAAGAAACCAACGTTCAACAAAGCGAACAAATAAATTTGTTAGCCGTCAGCCAAAAGAATATCTTGCGCGCGAATATAATGGATATATATCATGCCTATCGAGATGTAAGAATTTTTCCTATGTCTGTAAAAGAACAATTGGATACTCTTTATAGAGATTATAAAAAACTCAAAGGTAATAGTTATATAGACAAATATTATACAAGAATGTCGTGTTGGCAAGTATTAGAGGATGAACCCAACCCATAAAATATAAGCTGGAAGTCAAAAATTTGACTTCCAGCCTTTTTTATGTTATACTCATATATAGTAAGAAATATAGGAGGAATTGTGATGGCCATATTCATAATAGCTGCTCTGATAATTGTTAACTTTATATACATTCACTATTATAAAAAAAATTTAGTTTTACGAAAAGAGAAAGAAATTATAGACGAAGCAGCGCGCAATGTCTTAGAAGCAAAAGAAAAATATCGACAAGAGCTTGATGAAATTGAACTTCAACATAATGCTCGAATGGAACAAATAAGTCAAGAAACGCAAGACGCGCAATATCAATGTGATATTGTCCAAAAGACTCTTGACGCTTTGCGTGAACGCCGCGAAGTTCTAAATGAAGATATACGTCGCGAAAAAAAGAAAATCGAAGAACAAACCTTCTTCAAAATCAATTTGTCTCCTGAAGCGTTAAGTGATATACAAGTTTTGCGAGAAATTGCTCCGCGACTCAATCGTCGAATTGATATTGACAAGATGATTTACGATACTTATTGTGCTAAACCTGTCCTTGAAATGACACGCCGTGTCTTAAACGGAGAACAGCCAAGTGGCATCTATAAAATCACACGCGAAAAAACAGGCGAAATTTATATAGGCAAATCCACAAATGTGCGCGACCGTTGGGTTCAACACGCTAAGTCTGCCTATCATTGTGGTACCATCAGTCATTCGCGCCTTCATACCATAATGGAGGAAGATGGAATTGAAAACTTTACTTTTGAATTACTGGAAAAAGTTTCAAAAGATAAGTTGACTGAACGCGAAAAATATTGGACTGAATTTTATGATACAAAAAAATTTGGATTAAATGAGAGAGTAGGATAATGAACGAAATAAAAATAACAGAGCAACAGCGTAGAATAATAACCGCGCCAGAAGACAAGGTTGTCGTAATGTCTAGCGCAGGAACTTCAAAAACTTTTTGTCTTATTGAACGCATAAAGTGGCTTGTATCTCAGGGGACATTACCCTCACACATTGTAGCCATTACATTTACAAATAATGCGGCGCAAGAAATTATAAATCGCCTTGAACCTTTACAGATTGGATTTTGCGGCACTGTTCATTCGTTTGCAAACTTTTTACTTCATACTGAACAAATTGCAACTAGAGAGACAATTGAAAGTGAGGATTTTGATGAACTGTTCAATTTAGTAAAACAGAATCCACGGTGTGTAGATAATTTTCCTGTTGATCATTTGCTGCTTGACGAGGCGCAGGATAGTAATAATCATCAGTTTGAATTTATTCTGGAAATGGTAAATCCAAAACGATTTACAATATTAGGGGACGAGAAGCAAACGATATATGCATTTGCAGGCAGTAATCCTGACCTTATTGTAAATTTGAGCCAAACTGATGGAGTAGCAACTTATAAGCTATCTGAAAATTTCCGCAATGCGCGCGTTATTCACGAATTTGGGAAATGGGCTATTGAGCGGATGAATTGTGGCTATTATGATAATTCTACTCTAATGCGTGATGAAATGGGAAAAAAGATTACAATTCTTTACAATTTGGAAACGGTTGCAAATTATATACTTCAAGATGGTAAATTTGGTGAATGGTTTGTACTGACTCGCACTAACGCGCAGCTTGAAACTGTCAAGTCTTATCTTGAAAGCCGCGGTATCTTTTGTGATACTTTCAAGCAAAAGGAAGTAAATCTTGGTCAGCTGCAGGAAAAGATGAAACAAAACACCGTAAAGGTACTTACAATACATTCTTCAAAAGGGCTTCAACAAAAGAAAGTCGTTGTAATAGGCGCAACAATTCCTGAGCCGAACTATTATACCCACAGAGTGCCACTTGATATGGTTGAGGAAGGACGTCTTGCTTATGTTGCTATTACACGCGCGCAAGACTTTCTTTTATGGGTAAAACGCCGTCGCGTCAAGAAGGAACAAGAACAAAAATTTAGGAGTTGGGAATGATAGAAAGAATAGATTGGGAAAGAGAAAACGAAGCAGCACGCCAGTTTATTTATCATAATCTGCGTAATATGAACTTCTGCGGCACTACCTTGGAAGGACTTTATTTGTTTATGCCGCATTTGAATAGATTTGGCATCAATACACTTCTCATTCAGAAAAATGGAGAGAATGATGATTTATATATTCTGCGAATCGATCAAAAAACTCTTAACAAATGGAGTTCTGAAGATAAATAAAAAACGCCAGTCTTATTAAAAGACTGGCGCATAATTTATCCCTCTGAAGGGTCTTCCGGTTGAATCGGTGTTTCTTCAGCCTTATTATCAGCAATAATAGCCGCTTCGAGATTGTCCAACAGAGTTTCTAATACACGATAGTTAATGCGTTTATTCGCAACATATGCCATAATTCTATTACGGCACTCAGGGGCTTTTTTGGTATCAGCCATAGATATCATCCCTCCTTTGGCTTATATAAGTAGACTAATATAACCAAAACTCTACAAATTTGATTTTGAAAAGAAATTTTGATATAATATAATAAAATAAAAGGTGGTGGAATGAATGTTCAAAGCAAAGAATATAAAGACACAAAAAATCGAACCTATTTTGGATACTTATGTTGATGATACGTGCGGCACTACCTTTTTTCTTGTGTGGCGTGGTAAGTGGGTTTGGGATTTTGCAACAAATTTTGTTCCACCAAATTGGGAGGAAGAAAAGCCTTGAAGATAAATTGTCCTAATTGCGCGGCTCCTATTGATCCTGAACTAAATAAGTGCCCATATTGCGGGACTACTTATTTTGATATGAGCTGTATTGATTTTGAAAACGAAAAGCCTTTTTACTTGAAAATAAAAACAAAATGGAATGGTATTGATTGTTATATTACACAATTTGTAAAACCAAAATTGACAACGATTGAACAGTCTTGTTCAATAAAGGAGTTCCGCAACGGAAAAGGTAATCCACTAATAATGAGCAGTGTAGTTGAAAAAGGACTGACAACAAATGTTTCTTTTAGTGGAATTCCTTTTGGGAACAATGAACTAATGAGAGTTGAAATAAAAAATGAATAATAGAATAGATACAGAGGAAGAAATTTGATTTCTTCCTCAATTTTTGTTATAATTAAAAAAGAAAAATAAGATTGGAGATGAAATAATGAGTTATGATGCCAATTCTATCCAAGTAAGAGACTTCAGAACAGCCTGCCGCTCAACTCCGGGTATGTATTTAGGCGCAACGGCTCAAGATGCAGCATTTAATTGTTTTCTTGAAGTCTTGAACAATGCTTGCGACGAAGCAATGATGGGCCGAGGAAATAAAATTGAAATTACTCTTTCTGATGATTGCAATACTTTGATGTGCGTGGACAGTGGGGCAGGAGTTCCTAGAGGGCCAAATAAGGACTGCGAGGAAGTTCTTATTGAACTTTTCAGTTCCGCACACAGTTCAGGTAAGTTTGATACGATAAATTACAAGAAGGTACGCGGTTGCCATGGAATTGGGACATCTGCAGTTTGCGTTTGCTCAAGTACATTTGAAGTATGGAGTCGAAGAGAAGGCGCAGAATATTATTTGAAATTTAATGATGGTATTCCTGCCTCCCCTAGAAGTCAGAAAGTTAGAGATATATCAACCACCGGTTCTACTTTTAGATTTACTCCTAATAAAGAGGTACTGAACATTGAAAAAGACCAGCCAGCCTTTCAGTGTGAGCGAATTAGAGAAGAACTTCGACTTACATCTTACTTTATTCCAAAGGTTTATTTTGTTTTTACTTATAAAGGTAAAAGTGAAACCTTTTATTCACTAAATGGGCTGAAAGATTTTGCAAAAGACAATATTAGTAAGCCGCTTCATAAGTCTTATATTTATGGATATAAAGAGTTTGATGATGAGGTTGAAGTTGAGGTTTTTGCCCAATGGACGAGCGGAAAAGAAACTGAATACATTTTTTCTAATGGCGCACTTAATATAGATGGAGGAACACCCAGTACGGGTGCAAAAACAGCTTTTACGCGCACTATCAATTCTTTATCTAAAGGCGATTATAACGCCGATATGATACGCAAAGGACTTGTATATATTGTAAATGTACGGCATCCTCATCCTATTTATCAGAATCAGACGAAGTCTCGTATTCAAAATCCTGAACTTAGAGGTTATACGCAAACAGTTTTTACCGAAGCGATAAAAGAGTTTGTAAGAAAGCATAAGGATGAATTTGATAAAGTTGTTGAACTTTTGGCTAAAGAAAAGAAAGCTGAAATGATGGCTGAGCGTGCGCGTCAGCAAGTTTTGAACGCTTCTAAAGAGGTTGAAAAAAATCAAAAACGAAAAGTCTTTTCAAGTGATAAATTGAAAGATGCAGAATTTTTGGGTCAAGATTCAATACTACTTATTTGTGAAGGAGACAGCGCGCTTGGCGGTATGTCTCAGGCAAGAGACGTTGAACACGTTGGGCTTATGTGCATAAAAGGTAAAATTTTGAATTGCCTAAGCCACGAGGAAGAAAAAATTTTTCAGAATGAGGAAATCAAACTTTTATTGAGTGCAATGAATATTAATCCAATGAAATATGATAGTAAGAAACTTAGATATGGAAAATTAGGAATTTGTAGTGATGCGGATTGACCGATGTTGAGTCCGCGTAAAATCCCTGAAATTGCGGGGAACCCCTTAGAGCCTTTTCAACCAAACCTATATTGGAAAATATAGGCGGCGTTCAGTAACGGGAATGGTAAGGTAAAATCGAAAAGGATTGGGCAACCAAACGCAGCGAAGCTTCCAGAAAGGAAGAACGTTCAACGACTATAATAGGGACTTCAAAATTTTGAAGATGGTATAGTCTAATCCCTCAATTCTTTATAATTATAATCCATAAAAATCTACTTCTATATAGAAGGTGATAAATATGGGTAAAAACATAAAACTTTTTGACGAGGAAATACAACAACAAATAATTGATGATTATCTAAATAACAAATCGATGAGACAGATAGAAAGGGATTATGGAGCAACTCGTCAATCAGTAGCAAAATTTTTAGAAGAAAAAGATATAAAAACAACCAAGGGAAATCATCATAGGTTATATACTCATGACTATGATTATTTTGAAAAAATTGATACAGAAGAAAAGGCTTATTGGTTAGGTTTCATGTTTGCTGATGGCTATATTGTTGATTATTCTAACAAGTATGGAGAAGATAAATTTGGTATAACCTTACATTCAAAAGACATTTCTTCTTTAGAAGCTTTTAAAAAATCAATTCATGCTACCAATCCAATTACAGATGTATCATATGATGGACGAACTTTGAGACGAATTATTATGAGTTCTCAAAAAACAGTAGATGATTTGATTTCTCATGGATGCGTAAAACAAAAAAGTCTAATTTTACAACCTCCAATTGGAGTTCCTGATGAATTACTTCATCATTTCATTAGAGGCTTCTTTGATGGAGATGGCTCTCTTTATTGGAACAAAAGTGCTTTTACAGCGCATAGCACTTGGAAAACCCCATCTTATTCAATTAATTTTACTTCAACTAAAGAAATGATTGAATGGCTAATAGAAATTGCAGGAGAGGGACGCATCAGTAAAGAAAACCGACGTGAAAAAACATATTATTTCAAATTAGATGGAAATAAAAAGGTTAGACGTTTTTGTGATTATATGTATAAAGATGCTACAATTTTTATGGAACGAAAATATAATCTTTATAAAGAATTGTGCAAAATATCAGGAAACTGAGGGTATAAATGTCTGACGGTTATCATATTGGACTACTTGTAATGGCAGTCCTGCTCAAGTTTGCGCCAGAATTTATTAGAGAGGGGCGCCTTTGTTGGCTTCGCTCGCCACTTTTTATTGTTGAGCAAGGTAAAAAACATTCTTATTATTTTACAGATGAAGAGTTCAATGAAGCAAAAAGGAAAGGGCTTATCAAGGGTGAGGTTCATCGCGCGAAAGGATTGGGCGCGCTTCCCGCTGAACAAGCTCACGAATCAATGTTTAGTCCAGAATTCCAACATTTGGATATATTGATGCCAGATGAGAACAGTTTTTCTCTTCTATCTGATCTTATGGGAGCCGATGTTGGGCCACGCACTGATTATATTTTTGATAATATAGATTTTTCAACTATAAGAGAATAAAGAAATTTCAACGAGGAGAAATTTGATTTCTCCTCAATTTTTTGATATAATGTATATAGAAAATAAGAAAGGAGCTGTTTGAATGAAGAAGGAATTTAGAGCGGCTATAACTAAGGGAAATAATTGGATTGAAGCTGGTCGAACTGGTAAAGCAACATATCCTGTAAACAAGTATGGTAATGTGATGTTCTACCCAACTGATGGAAAAGCTCCTTATTGTATCTGTTTGAGGGAAGGAGATATTGAATGGAAAGAAATCTAACTCCTATTATCGAGCAATCATTTACTCAATATGCTGGGGCTGTTTTGCAGTCCCGCGCGCTTGTTGATGTTAGAGACTGTTTAAAGCCGAGCGCTAGACAGATTTTTTATTCTATGTGGCGCAACAAGTATATACATAGCAAGCCTTATGAAAAAACTAATGCGCCAATGGGCGACGCGATGAAGGACTTCTATATTCATGGTAATGCTTCTTGTGTTGGTATAATGATGCGTGCAGCTCAGGATTTTTCAATGCGAGTGCCGCTATGTGAAGTACAGGGCAACTGTGGAACTCTTATTAGTTCTGGCAACTGGGCGAGCGAAAGATATACATCAACCCGTCTTGCTGAAATCGCAGATTATCTTTTTGCAAACATAGACAAAGAAACCATAGATGAATGGCGTGATAATTATGCAGATAACTTACAGTATCCCGCCGTTTTACCAAGTAAAGGTTATTACAATCTTGTAAATGGTAGTAGTGGTATTGCTGTAGGCATGAGTGCAAGTTTGCCAGCTTTCAACCTTAGAGAAATGAATGAAATGCTTATCCGCCTTTTGGAGAATCCTGATTTGCCAGCAAAAGAAGCTGTAATTCTTCCTGACTTCCCAACTGGCGCAATTCTTCTCAATAGAGATGAAGTAATTGAATCTTTGCTAAATGGACGAGGCAAGGCTTGTAAATTACGCAGTGTTGTTTCTTTTGATGTAAAAGAACGATGTCTTATTGTGTCTGAAATCCCCTATGGCACATATACTAATACTATTTGTGGCCAGTTAAGTGAGATTCTGGAAAGTGATGAAAATCCGGGGATTGAACGTTTTAATGATTTGACAGGTAAAACTGCACTTATTAAAATTTATTTAACAAAAACAGCTAATCCTGATAAAGTTTTAAAGTATCTATACAAGAATACTTCACTTCAGTCATATTATTCTATAAATATGACAATGCTTGATAAAGGAAAATATCCTAAAGTATTTTCTTTGAAAGAAGCAATGATGGAATTTTTGGCTCATCAGAAAGATGTTTATACTCGTGGTTTTCAGTTCGATCTCAAGAAAATTATTGATCGTCTGTCTATAATTGATGGCCTTATTCGTGCTTATAACCAAATTGAGGAAGTCATTCAGACAATCAAAAAGTCGGCTGATTCAAAGAGTGCATCAGTCGCACTCCAGAAGCTCTTATCTATTAATGAGCGCCAAGCTAAAGCGATTCTTGACTTGAAACTTGCGCGGCTGTCTCACTTGGATATTGATAAACTCCTAAAGGAGCAGTCTGAGCTTGAAGTCGAAAAAGCTCGTATTGAAGCCATTCTTGCAGACGAGTCTTTACTCAAGAAAGAAATTGAGAAAGGCTTGCGTGAGGTAATGGATAAATTTGGAGATGACCGCCGCACACAGATTTTGAATTTGTCGGCAGATGAGAACGATGAGCCTGTTGAAGTAAAGAAATATCAGGTAAGTCTGACAAATCAGAATGAGATTTATGTCAGTGAAATTTCTTCTCTTTATTCCCAGAGCCGTAATACGGTTGGTAGCAAAATGAAACTGGCAGATGGCGAATATATCACATATTCAACTTCTTGTATGACAGGTGATGTACTCTTGTTCTTTACACGAAAAGGACAGATGTATGCACGGCCTTTGTCATCTTTTGAGAATGAAAAGAAAACCTATCTCGATTTTGCGGGTGATGATAAGGTTCTTACACTTACATCTTACAATAAAACCACAAGTGCGCGCTATGCTATGTTTATCACGAAGCAAGGTTTTGTTAAAAAGACTGAACTCAAAGAATATAATACCAATCGTTCTGGCGGCATAAAGGCAATCGAGTTTGCTACTGGTGATGAATTAGTCAATGTATTGCTAATAAACGAGGAAAATCTTGCACTTTCCACAAAAAAGGGCCAACTCCTTATAATTGAGACTGACTCGATAAATGCTATTGGACGTGCTACAAAGGGTGTTCGTGGTATCAAACTGAGTCTTGGCGATGAAGTATCGAGCGCCCGCGCTATTACGTCGGAAAAAGAAATTGTTGTTGTGTCCAAGGAAGGATTGGCAAAGCGGCTGTCTGTTGATGAACTACCTATTCAGGGGCGCTACACAAAGGGTGTAAAAGCAATGCCAGAAGGAATTGTTGATTTTGTTGCTCTACAGAATGAGCGCGAATTGGTTGTTATATCGACAAGCGCACGCCTCCGTATCAAAGTAGAAGATTTGCCACTTCAGAGTCGAACAGCGCAAGGAGTCAAGACATTGAAGTTATCCGGTAAAAATGAAGTAATTGGTCTGGTCAAAATTTGACTTTTTTTAAAATCTGCGATATAATATATATACAAGATAAGGAAAGAAAATTATTTTTCTAAAATTAAATATTGAAAATTTGACTTTGAGTGAAATTTTTGATATAATATATTTGTTGAATGGGGAAATGATTCCCATTTATAATAAAATAAAAAATTTATAAAACAAATAAGGAGAAAACACATTATGAAACTTACTGAAAAGTCCGCTGAAACTTTCAATTACGTCCGTGATAACGGTGGCCACATTTCCATTGATGAGCTGGTTTCCGCTCTTGGCCGCACCGCTCGTTCTGTTGGTGCAAATGTGACTGACCTTCAGAAGAAGGGTCTTGTCGTTCGTGAGAAGGTTGCTGGTGAAGGCGAGGACGCCAAGGATATCACCTATGTCAATCTGACTGACGAAGGCAAGGTTTTTGTTCCGTCCGCCGACGAAGAGTAATTTTGAATATATTGGAGCCTGATGAATAGTCAGGCTCCTTATGTTCAAAAGAGTCAAAAATAAAAAAATAAGGAGTAAGAAAATGAGAGAAGCAACTAATAAAGTATATATTGAAGGAATATTGAGTGAAACTGACCTAAAGAATGGCTCTTTTGAAAAGGACGGCCGCACCACTGAGTATCTTGGTGGTTCTATAAAGATAAGAGTCAATAGCAAAGAGGGACTTCTTGAAATCCCTGTAAAGCTATTTGCAAATAAGACTAAGCGTGATGGTAATGCTAATCCTGCATATGCATCTGTTCAGCGTATTCTGGACGAAATGCACAGTATTGCACAGGTTGGTGAGGCTGACGCAACTCGTGTCCGTCTGACTGGTAAGATTTCTATGAATGAATATCCGTCTCAGGATGGTTCTTCTATGATTTCTTATCCTCAGATTCAAGCATCTTTTGTCAATGTTGTGCGCAAGGATGAAATGAAGCCCAAGGCTGATTTCTCTATTGAGATGATGTTGGCTAATATGTCTCCTGAACTTGATAAGGAAGGCATTGAGACTGGTAATATGATAATCCGGGGTGTTGTTCCCGGCTGGGGCGATACTGTTGATGTTATTCCATTTATTGTCAAGAGCGAGAATGTTCGCGCGGCAATAAATGAATATTGGCAGGAGAATGATTGCGTTGCAGCCGAGGGTCGTTTGAACTTTACTTCTACTGTACGTACTGAGATAGTCAATCCGGGCTTTGGCGAACCGCACGAAGAAACCCGCACTCTGAATCTGAGTGAGCTTGTCATCACTGGCGGCTGTCCGACTCCTCTTGAGGGCGATAAGGCTTGGACCCTTGAAGAGATAAGTGCGGGCCTCAGTAAGAGAAAGGAGCGTCAGGAGCAGCAGAAGGCTAATGGCCGTGCTCGCGCTGCACAGCGTAAAGCCCCGGCTCATAATTCTTCAACTGCATCTATGGGTCTTGACCTCGGTTTCTAAGGAGGTCTTGACCTATGGCTATTGATTTGATGGCGATACAGCCTAGCGTTGTTTCTCGTGATTTACGCGGGAAGTTCGTTATGCTGTATGGAAAAGAGAAAAGTGGTAAGACTACAGCCGCTTGTTCTTTCCCTAAGAGTCTTCTCCTCGCATTTGAGAAGGGCTATAATGCTATTGGTGGCGTTATGGCTCAGGATATAACCAAGTGGTCAGATATGAAACAAGTCTGCCGTCAGCTTGAAAAGGCGGAAGTACGCGAGAGATTTTCTACCGTTATCATAGATACTGTTCCTATTGCATATGATTATGTTGAACAGTATGTATGTGCTCAGAATGGTGTATCTAAAATTTCTGACATACCTTGGGGTGGCGGTTTTTCACAAGCAAAGAAAGAATTTGAATCTACGCTTCGTAAGATTACGCAATTGGGTTATGGCCTTGTCCTTATAGCCCACTCTGCCTCTCGCATTGAAAAAGATGCTAATGGTAGTGAGGTTGAAATTATTTCTCCTGATCTTCCCAAGCGGGCTGCCGAAATTTGTAACGGTTTAGTTGATATTATTGGTTATATCGGAACTGAATTTGTCAATGGTGAAAATAAGCGTTGGCTTTATACGAGAGAGACCCCCACTCTCTTTGCAGGTAGTCGTTTCAAGTATATGCCGCCAAAGATTCCGTTCGGTTATGATGAGCTTGTAAAAGGCATCAATGAAGCTATTGATAAAGCTGAAAAGCTCGATGGTATTTCTGTTGTAGATAAAGGACAAAGTTGGGAGAAAGATGAAACTCCTCTTGACTATATAACCGTCCGCAATCACGCACAAGACCTTTGGGTTAAGCTTGTCGGTACAGGTGAAAATGCTGATGCTGATATGGCTCGTCGCATTTCTAAGAAGATCGAAATGATTTTCGGTCATCCAATGAAGCTCAGCGAAGCTACCGAAGACCAAGTCGATTTGCTCAATCTTGTCAATCTTGAAATGGAAGACCTTCTCAAGGAGAAGAGCAACTAAATATTGTATAACTGCTCACGGGCGACTACTTTATATTGTAGTCGCCCCCTTTTCTAATTTGACTTTTTAGAAAAATTGTGATATAATATTTATATATGAAAGGAGTGAGAAAGTGGCAAAAACACAATTGAAATATCCAAAAAGAGAAGTCGAGTGCCGCTATTGCCACAAAAAGTTTGACCGAAATGTCGTGCCAGAAGGTACGTGGATTGAAAGTCCAACAAAGTGGTTTTATCACACCGAATGTTATCCAAAAGCAATGGAGCTTAGAAAGGCAAAAAAAATAACGGATACAGCGTCAGAGACTGAATGGAAAGATAGTACATATTACTTCTTGAAGAATCATTTAAAGATAGCTGTCAATTATCCATTATTTGACAAACAATGGCAATCAAACCTCAAAAAGAAACGTACTCCGAAAGGTATTTATTTTGCACTTGTATATTTTTACGACATAAAGAAAAACTTGGTTGAACGTTCTAATGGCGCAATTGGAATTGTAGATTATATTTATGACGATTCACGCGAATATTGGAAGCAACAGAATCAACGCGACAGTGATATTATCAAGCGAATTGAAGAGCAAGCGAAAAAACAAGCCGAAGCACAGAAACAGATTGTGCGACAAACCACTTCCAAAAAGAAAAATAATCGTAAAACTTATTCAATGGAGGATGATGAAGATTGATTGACCGCACTTCTATAAATCAGGTTCTTGGCGGTTTGATTCTTCAGCCCAAACTCCTAAATGAAACAGACAAATATTCATTGACACCGCTGGACTTTGAGGATAAGTTTGATAGACGAGTTTTCAAAGCCATTTATATGTTATACACTAGCGGCGCTCCTAAGATAAGGCCGATTGACATTGAAGGAGTTTTTGGACAAGACCCAATGTCAAAGTCTTTATTTGAACAGTCAAATGGACTTGAAAGAGTTCAGGATTTGATTGAGTTGGCAGAAGTTGAAAACTTCGGCTTTTATTATAACCAACTCAAAAAATTTAACTTGATGACAGACCTTGAAAAGCAAGGATATAGTGTCAAGTCATTCTATGAAAAAGATTTAACAGCTCCACGTGCAAGTGAGATAAATGAGAGATTCAAAGAACTGACGCCGCAAGATATCATCAAAGGTCTAAAAAAGCAACTTGTTCATTTGGAAAGTGAGTATGCAGCTGGTGAAGAAGTCGAAATCGAAAGTCTCGCGGACGGTATTGAGGAATTGGTTGAAAGTTTTGGCTCTACAGAAGAAATTGGTTATCCAATACAGGGCGCGATTTGTAATGAGATAATGAATGGCGCGCTAAAAGGAACTTTGACAGTTCGTTCAGCTAGTAGTGGTCTTGGTAAGACTCGTACTGCGGTAATGGATGCTTGCTATCTTGCTTATCCCATTCGTTATAATACAGAGAATGGCAAATGGATTCAATGTGGCAATACGCAAAAAGTTCTATTTATTATAACAGAGCAACAGAAAAAAGAGATTCAAAAAATGGTTTTAGCTTACCTTACTGACATCAATGAAGATAGATTTCGCTATGCAAATTTTGATAAGACAGAACAGCGTATCATCAAACAAGCTCTTGAAATAATGAAGCAATATGAAAAAAACTTTATTGTTATACGTATGCCAGAACCAACAATCGAACTCATAAATGCAGTTGTGCGCGACCAGTGTATTGTAAATGAAATTGATGTTGTATTTTACGACTATATCTTCATAAGCCCTTCATTAGTAAATGAATTCAAAGGAACTGCCCTTAGAAATGATGAGTTGCTTTTGTTTATGACAACCGCACTGAAAAATTTAGCAGTTGAGTTGAATGTTGCGGTTTTTACTTCAACGCAGGTAAATGCAAAAGCTGACGATAACAAAGATATAAGAAATGAATCTTCTCTTGCGGGCAGCCGCGCGATTATTAATAAGGCGGATAATGGTTTGATTATGTCGCGCCCAACAAATGATGAACTGCTAATTCTAAAAGATAATTTTATAAGTATGTATGGAACGCCCAATCAGGTTGCAGATGTTTATAAATTGAGAAGCGGGCGATGGACGCAAACGCGCATTTGGTCATATGTTGATTTGGGGCGTTTGAAAAAGAAAGATTTGTTTATTACAAACTCTTTGCTGGAACCACTTGATGACTTTGTTGTCAATGAAATTGAAGTATATAACTGGGATAATAGTGAAGCAAATGAAATAAAAGAACTGATAGAAAGGTTGAATAAGATTGATTGATTATGAAAGTATTGTAAAAGGGCTGACGCCAGATGGGGTAGAGAACCTACTCCGTCAGCTTGGCGGAGAAGTCCAAAGAAAAGATAATTGTTTAATCTGTACAACAATTTGCCATAATGCATACGAAGGAAGTCCAAAATTGTACTACTATTTTGACACGCATTTATTTGTTTGTTATAGTGAGTGCGGTAATATGTCAATTTTTAGTTTTTTGAAACATTATTATGACACAAGAAACATCTTGTATGATTGGCATAATGATATTTTGCTTCCCGCACTGAATTGTTCTACTTACACTGCGGCTGAACGTTCATCTTTGATTCAGCCATATGTAAGTGAGAAAGACAAGTATAAACCACAAAAACCAAAAGAATTGAAAATCTATGACAAACGTGTCTTAGACGTATTTACAAAGTTTTATCCACCTGAATGGTTGAATGATGGAATTACAAAAGAAACAATGGATAAGTTTGACATTCGTTATTCGATAAGTCAGAATAAAATTATAATTCCTCATTATAACATAAATGGAGAGCTAGTTGGAATAAGAGGACGTGCACTCAACCCGTGGGAAGTTGAAAATGTGGGTAAATATATGCCAGTTCAGGTTGAAGGAATTTGGTATAGTCATCCACTTTCACTCAACCCATATGGACTTTATCAGAATAAACAGAAGATAAAACGAGATCATATCTGCTATATATATGAAGGAGAAAAGTCCGTCCTTCAGCAAGAAAGTTTCAATATGAGTAATTGTTCGGTTGCAGTATGTGGTTCTCATTTGAATAAATGGACAATGCGTGAAATTATCAAGATTGGGCGTCCAGATGAAGTTGTTCTTTGTTTTGATAATGAAGAAAAACCCGGTGAAGATATATATTTCAACAAGCTCTACACAATGTGTAAAAAGTATAGCAAGCTTACTAATTTTTCTTTTATTTATGATAGAGATGGACTTACTGAGCCAAAGGATAGTCCCACTGATAAAGGCGAAGAGATTTTTCGTGAACTGCTGCGTAGGAGGGTAAAAGTGCAGTGAAATATAAATTGACAAATGATGGAATATATAATAATTATGGAGAACAAATTTTACGGCTGAGGGGAATTGAAAATGTTGAGCTGTTCTTGAATCCTGATAAGTCGTGCTTACAGAGCTATCGCGCGCTGGACAATGTAGATAAAGGTATTGAGTTTATCAAGCAAAACATTGATAATGAAAATCCACTAGCCATTATTTGTGATTGCGACGCTGATGGCTTGACGTCAAGTGGCATTATTTATCAATATATAAAGCGACTCAATCCTGTAAAACATATTATACAGATAATACATAGTGGTAAACAGCACGGCTGTAGTGATGTGATGGAACAATTACTTGAACATAGCTGGAGTGGTGTTTTAATTCCGGATGCCGGGACCAATGATGGTGAGTATATCAAACAATTAGATTGCCCCGTATTGGTTCTTGATCATCACGAATTAGAGCCTATAAGTGAAATCCCACCCAATATGATTCTTATAAATAATCAGACAAGCTCCGCTTATCAGAACAAAGACTTGTGCGGCGCTGGGGTTGTATGGCAGTTCTGTAGAGCACTTGATGATACATTTGGACATGATTGGGCTTGGAATTATACAGATTTAGCTGCATTGGGCATCATAAGCGATATGATGAGTATGTTGTCTTATGAAAATCAATTTATTGTTCAGCGTGGTTGTTCTAACATACAAAACTTTTTTCTCAAAACTCTTGTTGAAAAACAGTCCTACTCAATGGGCGGTGAAATCAATCCGACAACTGTTGCATTTTACATAACACCATTGATAAATGCAATGATTCGTGTAGGTTCTCAAGAGGAAAAAGAACGCCTTTATCGTGCAGTTGTTATGGGCGAAACACTTGTACCAAGTGGCAAGCGCGGGGCAAAAGGAACACTTGAAAAGCTCGCGATTGAAAGCGCGCGCGAATGTACAAATGCAAAGTCGCATCAAGATAAGGCAAAAGAAAAAGCAACTGAACAACTTGAGTATAAGATACACAAGTATGATTTGCTAGAAAATAAAATTTTGTTTGTTAAACTTGACGACGATGATGACTTTCCTCCTGAGCTGAACGGTCTAATTGCCACACAACTTAGTGCGCGATACCATAAGCCAACAATGATAGGACGCGAAGGCTCAGATGGAATGATAAAGGGAAGTATTAGAGGACTTTCACAGAGCGCGCTCACGTCGTTCAAGGACTATTTGTTAGATACGTCATTGTTTGACTATGTGCAAGGGCACGCTAACGCTGCCGGGTTTGCTATTCCAGCCAACAGCTGCAATGAACTACTGAATCTTTCTAATACCCAATTGGCATCTTATGACTTTGGAGATAACAATTACGACGTCGATTTCGTTCGCAAGGCAAGTGATAGTGATATAAGCAACATTATTTTTGATTTGGCGCGCTACGAAAGAGTTTGGGGTCAGAACAACCCTCAGAGTCTTATAGCGATAACAAACCTCTACATAAAACCCGATGATATAAAAATAATCGGCAAGAATCAAGATACAATACGAATTGAAAAAAATGGAATTACCTACATAAAGTTCCGTGCAAAAGACTTGATTGAAAAGCTTCATAAATGGCCTGAAATGTGTTTAACAATTGTGGGTAAACCCAATGTTAATGAATGGTTAGGAAATTACACCCCCCAATTGCAAATCGTAGATGTTGAAGTCGAAAACGCGGAGTGGAGCTTTTAAGTTTGACTTTTAGGCTAATTTTTGATATAATATATATAGAAAATAAAGAAAAGGGGTGATAAGTTGAATATTCCGTATCCGGGATCGCTACATAATCATTCGGATTATTCTAATGAAAGGCTTCGAGACTGTATAATAAAAGTCTCAGACCTAATTGATCGCGCCATCGAGTTAGGTCATAAAGTCGTCGCTCTTACAGACCATGAATCAATATCTGGCGCGATTAAGGCAGAAAAGTATTATAAAAAAGTAAAAGAAAAATGTCCTGATTTCAAATTCATTCAAGGAAATGAAATTTATCTTTGTCGAAATGGGTTAAACGCATCGAATTTTATTGCGGGACAAGATAAATATTATCATTTTATCTTGTTAGCTAAAGATGCAATCGGGCATAAACAAATTAGAGAATTATCCACTCGCGCAGGATTGCGTAGTTATATGGCGCGTGGTATGCGTCGTATGCCAACTTATTATAGTGATTTGTTTGAAATCGTGGGAGCCAATCCGGGGCATATTGTAGGAATGACAGCTTGTCTTGGCGGCTGCCTCCCTACTCAGCTTCTCAAAGCGCGAAATGATAGCTCACTCAATAGCAAAATTGAAAACTGGATTTTGTCTTTGGATAAACTTTTTGGACATGGTAATTTCTTTTTTGAAATGCAACCAAGTCATAACAAAGAGCAGATTTATGTAAATAAAAAGTTGCTTGAATTATCAGTTAAATATGACATTTCTTATGTTATAACAACTGACAGCCATTATCTCAAAAAAGAAGATCGCGCGATTCATAAAGCATATCTTAATGCACAAAATGGTGAGCGAGAAGTGGATGATTTCTATGCAACTACGTATCTTATGGATACAAAAGAAATAGAAGAGTATTTCAACTATTTCACTGAAGAGCAACTTCAACTCGCATATTGCAATATTCTCAAAATAGGTGAAATGTGTGAGGATTTTTCACTTATACGGCCTTTGAAGATTCCAGAACTTTATTGGAAGACATTTCCAGAAGACGAAGCAGCATATGATATTCTCAAGCAAGAGATTCCTTATTTGGAAACTTTCTATAACTCTGATTATTGGGGTGATAGAAAGTTAGTTTGGGCAATCATTGATGGAATCAAACGGAAGCCGGGCCTGCAGAATAAGCGAGCATATGATGAGATAAATATTTGTCTTGATGATACGTGGCGTTCATCAATAACGAACCACACACATTGGTCAGCTTACTTCCTCAATTTGCAGAAAAATATAGATTTATGTTGGGAAGCTGGCTCTCTTGTCGGGCCGGGCCGTGGTTCGGGCGCTGGATTTACATTGTTATATGCTTTAGATATAACACAGATAAATCCGATTCAAGAAGAAACCCAAGTGTTTCATTGGCGTTTCCTCAATCCCGACCGTGCATCGGTATTGGATATAGATACCGACATCGAAGGCGGACGCCGCGCACAAGTCTTACAAAAGTTTCGTGAATTTTATGGTGAGGACAGAGTTGCGAATGTTATTACATTCAAAACAGAAAAATCTAAATCAGCAATTTTAACAGCCTGCCGCGGCTTAGGAATTGATGTTGATGTGGCATCTTATTTGGCGTCTCTAATTCCAGCCGATCGAGGACAACTTCGTTCGCTTACTCAATGCATGAAAGGCGACGAAGACAAAGGCTTCAAACCAGTAAAGCAATTTGTTGAAGCAATGAAAATTTACAGTGATGTTTGGGAAGTTGCTTCAAGAATTGAGGGGCTAATTTGCGGCATTGGTGTTCACGCCGGTGGAGTAATCTTCGTTGATGAGCCTTTTACGGAATCGACAGCGTTAACTCGCGCGCCCGATGGCACGGTCATCACGGCTTTTGAGCTTCACGATGCGGAGGATGCATCGCTAATCAAAATTGATATGTTGTCAATTGAAGCTCTTGATAAAATACATAATGAGTTAGATTTGTTATGTGATTATGGCTATATAGAACGCAAACCAACTTTGCGCGAAACCTATGAAAGTGTAATCGGCATCTATAATCTTGAACGAACTGCGCCAGAAATGTGGGAAATGGTTTGGAACCATAAAATAGCTAGCCTATTTCAAATGGAACAGCCAAGCGGCATTTCTGGTATAGCATTGACTCATCCTAAAAATGTTAGTGAGCTAGCCGTTCTAAACTCGGTAATTCGTCTTATGGCTCCAGAAAAAGGAGCCGAGCAGCCACTTGATATGTGGGCGAGATATCGTTTGAATATCAACGAATGGCGAGATGAAATGATTCAGTATGGATTGAAAACCGAAGATATAAAATGGCTGATGGGGCATAGCGCAATAACAAGCGGCATTTGTGAAAGTCAAGAAGGAATGATGCAGCTTTTACAAGAGGAACGACTCGGTGGAAATAACTTGATCTTTGCGGACAAGTGCAGGAAGGCAATTGCAAAAAAACAAGGTAAACTCTTTGACGAATGTGAGAAGGCTTACTTTGAAAATGCACAAGAAAAAGGCTGTAATATGACTCTGGTTCATTATGTATGGGATATTCTATTCAGAGTCCAGCGCGGGTATTCATTCTGCCGCGCACACACTCTTTCCTATTCGCTTGTGGCATTACAAGAAATGAATCTTGCATATCGTTTTCCAACAATTTTTTGGAATTGCGCGTGTTTGATTAGTGATAGCGGCGGCAACGAATCAGCCGACGATGACGAGGATGAATCGCCGGAGGAAATTATCGAATATAGTTATAACAACTGTATTGAAGAATTTGTTGATGACGCTGAAGATGACGAGGAAGACAACGATGAAGAAGAAAAAGTTGATGTAAAGAAGAAAAAGAAAAAAGTCAAAACGACTAACTATGGTAAAATTGCATCGGCGATTGGTAAGATGCGAATGGCTGGTATTTCTGTTTCTCCTCCTGATATCAATAAATCTACTTTTACTTTTTCTCCCGATGTTGAAAACTCAACAATTCGTTATGGTATGAGCGGTATTGTAAAGATTGGTGAAGACATTGTCAAATCCATAATCGCTAATCGCCCTTATACCTCAATTTCTGATTTTCTTTCCAAAGTCAAAGTTAACAAACCACAAATGATAAATCTTATAAAATGCGGCGCTTTTGATTCCTTTGGTGATAGAGTAAATCTAATGCGTGAATATGTCGGCCTAATTAGTGATACAAAAAAACGCATTACTCTTCAAAATATGGCAATGTTGATAAATTTTGGGATGCTACCAGAAGAACTTGACTTTGAACGCCGCGTTTATAATTTCACGAAATATCTCAAAAAAATGAAGTTAGATTCCTCGTTCTATGGGTTGGATAATATCGCGTTAAATTTTCTCGATAAAAACTTCTCACTTGACTGTTTGAGTGCAAGTGATGAAACCGAAAGTGGTTTCAAAATTAGTATCACAGCTTGGGATAAAATCTATAAGAAATATATGGATAATGTTCGCAAGTGGATAAAGGAAAATCACGATGAGTTATTAGACACCGTGAATGAGCGGTTGACGCGAGATGTATGGAATAAGTATTGTCTTGGCTCAATAAGTAAGTGGGAAATGGATAGTGTTTCGTGTTATTTCCATGAGCACGAATTGCAAAACATTGATGAGCGCGCTCAAGGTTTTTCAAACTTTTTCAAGCTAAAAGAGCAGCCTGACGTTGAAACTTATTTCAAACCGCGCGGCAAAGATAGTGATAGTGCGCCAATTCCGATTTATAGAATACATCGTATTTGCGGGACTGTGTTGGATAGAGATAAAGCAAAAAAAATTGTTTCGTTATTGACAAAAGATGGTGTTGTTCAAGTCAAAATTTTTGGAGAAGCATTTGCAAATTATGACAAACAAATTTCTGAAAGAGAGCCAGATGGAAAGAAGCATATTATTGAAAAATCGATCTTTTCACGTGGTAACAAGATAATTGTGTGTGGCATTAGAAAGGACGACAGCTTTCTGGCAAAGAAATACTCCCGAACTCCATATCATCTAATCGAAGAAATAACAGATATTGATGAACATGGTCGCATTACAACGCACGTAAGGGGTGAGTAAATGGCTGCAATTGGATTCTATGATGAAGATATGAAGCACTTTACTCACACAGCCTTCAATCTTGAGATAATGAAAATGGCCGCATATTATCGTAGAAAGAGGGATATTATTTCTTTAACTCCCTCTTTTTCGCCAGAATATTACACTAAGTTGTATTATTACAAGGATTATAATGACGGCGACTTCATCCCCAATTTCCGCGCTTATAAGAATGTTGAAATTGGTGGGCTTGCTTTTTCAGACAATCAATATCTACAATTACCACCAGAAATTGAGAATTTGCCGCCTGATACGTCTATCTATCAGACACAGCGGCGGCTGTTTGAGACAAGTGAGGTAATGGCACTAACGTTTCAATCGCTTACGAAAGCACAACATCTGCGACTTTCTCTTGATGGAATGACAATAAACCCACAGTTCTCGCGGCAGCTCGCCTCTTCATTCAACTCAAAAACCAATTTGTTCTTACATGATTTCGCGCCCGGTCAAATAGATGGGGCATTTGAAATTATTCAAGACTTATTGAAACAAATGAAAAACTATGGAATTTTTCATCCATATGTTTCAAGCAAATTTCCTGTTTATGCTGAGAATACGAATTCGCTTCTCCAATGGATGAGTCTGCCGACTTCATCTCAATATTTTACTTTCCTTTATGATGGACTTATCCCAAATGATATGTTGGAAAATGTCTATATAACGGGGAATAAAAAGAAAAGTAAACTTGAGTGTGACATCACGCGTGAATGTAATTCACAAGATGATTTTTATGAGCGCGTTTTGCCGCTAATTCACAAACAAATTATATATTTTCGCCACACATTTTCTCGAATCAAATTCCGCTATGACCAAGAATATTTTGAGAAAATGGGATGGGACAAAACAATTGACCTAATGAATTGCTATGCAGTATCACTAATGTCTCCGCGCCATCGAGATATCTTTGAGGAATATCTTGATAGTGATAGTGTTTATGCATTTTGTCGGTCATTACCAGATGAAAAAACAAAAAGACCACACGTCCCCACTAAGATTGACGCGCGTCTTTCTCTTACAAAAATCCGTGTAAAAAATTATGATTTATTCAGGGCCTTCTATGAGGCCCACAATGTAGAACTAAAAGGAGGAAAGTTGGAATATGTCTAACCAAGAAATACACGAAAAAATTGAAGCAAACAATGATATAATTCAGTCTATTATGTCTCCGAATGTTTATACTCTAAACAATACAGTAGCTGCACTGATAAAAGAAAATCGTGAATTACAGAAACAATGCACTCACGAATTTATTGATGGCTACTGTCGTTTTTGTTATTTAGAGGAACCGGGGAGGGATTAATTTGTACGTCATAAAACGTGATGGGACTACGGTGCCATTTGATAAAGAGAAAATTAGAGTCGCCATTCTCAAAGCCTTTTTGGAAGTAGATGGACGTGAAACATCTTATGCCAAAAACAAAGCACGAATGGTGGCTGCTCAAATAGAAAAACTTAATAGAGATTTAAGTGTTGAGGAAATTCAAGACTTAGTGGTTGAGCGGCTTATGGCTAGTTCAAGAAAAGACGTAGCTGAGCGCTATGTTGAATACAGGTATAAACATAGACTTGCGCGCGATAATTATAAAGAAATGATGGATGTTATTAGTGAAAAGCTAATGGCGACCAACGTTCAAAATCAAAACGCTAACGTCGATGAAAAATCATTTGGTGGCCGCATAGGCGAGGCTAGTAATGCTATGACTCGCAAATATGCACTTGATTTTCTTCTCTCTCCAATGGCAAAGGCCAACCATGAAAATAATGAAATTTATATACATGACCTTGACCATTATGCAGTTGGTGATCATAATTGTCTTTCAATTCCTTTTGATGATTTACTCGCCAATGGTTTTACAACACGACAAACGGATGTCCGTCCCGCACAATCAGTTAATACGGCTTTTCAGCTTATAGCTGTTATTTTCCAGCTTCAATCTCTCCAACAGTTTGGTGGCGTCTCGGCAACTCATTTAGACTGGACGATGGTTCCATATGTGCGTAAAAGCTTTAGAAAACATTATATTGATGGGTTGAAATATATCCACAATATTGATGATAAAGAACTTTTTGAGCATATTCCAGATGATGCGGGCATTGAAGATGCTGAATACAAAATTTATGATAAAGCATATAAGTATGCAATGAATATGACTAAAAAAGAAGTCTATCAAGCCGTTGAAGCAATGTTTCATAACCTCAATACTCTTCAGTCTCGAAGCGGAAATCAGTTGCCCTTCACATCAATCAACTATGGGACTTGCACTCTCCCTGAAGGCCGTATGATTACTCGTGCAATCCTTGAGACATCTATCAAGGGCATAGGTAGTTTACATAGAACTAGCGTATTTCCTTGTCAAATTTTTCAATGTATGAAAGGAATAAACCGTGCGCTGGGCGACCCGAATTATGATTTGTTCCAACTCGCGCTCAAATCAACGGCATTAAGACTTTATCCTAATTATGCTAATGTTGATTGGTCTGGTAATGCAGGATATGATAGAAACGACCCGCGAACGTATTTCTCAACCATGGGGTGCAGGACAGCCAATGGTTACGATATAAATGGCTTTGGCCAGCAAAAAGACGGTAGAGGCAATATTTGTCCTGTGACAATTATTTTACCAACTTTAGCTATGGAGGCTAAAGAAAATTTTGTATCACAATATGCTTTGACTGGAAAAAATGCTAAAGATGCTTTTGCTATTGAATATTTTATAACTTTGTTAGATAAAAAAATTCACGAAGCCAAAGATATGCTTCTTGAGCGTTTTGAGTGGATTTGCAGCCAGCCTGCAAGTTCAGCCAGTTTTATGTATGAAAATAATGTAATGGCTGGCTATATACCAGAAGAAGGTATTAGAAGTGCGCTCAAACACGGCACTTTAGCAATTGGTCAGCTTGGCCTTGCTGAAACACTTCAAATTCTTATTAGACAAGATCATACCACTGAAGAGGGAATGAAACTCGCTAAACGAATTGAGCAGCTTTTCAAAGATAGGTGCACGGAATTCAAAGAAGAATATCATTTGAACTTTGGCGTTTATTATACCCCCGCCGAAAATCTTTGTTATACGGCGATGAAGAAATTCAAAGCTAAATATGGCGTTATTGAGAATGTGAGTGATAAAGATTACTTTACAAATTCAATTCACGTGCCCGTTTGGAAATCAATGTCTCCTTTTGAGAAAATTGATATTGAAAGTCAGCTTACAGGATATTCCTCAGCAGGCAGTATAACATACACAGAGCTAGAGAGCAGTTGCAAAAATAATATTGAAGCAATTGAAGCCATTGTAAATTACGCAATGGACAAAGATATACCTTATTTTGCTATCAACGTGCCAAACGACCAATGTATGGATTGCGGTTATTGCGATGAAATGACAGATACTTGTCCTGAATGTGGCGGAAGCAATATTCGTCGTTTACGTCGCGTAACAGGATATCTTACTAATGATTATAAAACAGCCTTTAATCTTGGCAAGCAGCAAGAGACAGAAATGCGAGTTAAGCATACGGGTAAGATTGAGAGAGCTGAAGATATATGAATTACTTTGGTATAACAAAATGCGACATCGCAAATGGTCTTGGTGTACGTGTTGTCCTTTGGGTATCCGGATGTTCCCTCCATTGTAAAGAATGTCATAATCCTGAAACTTGGGACTTCTGCGCAGGCAAGCCTTTCGATGATACCGCAAAAGAAGAATTGTTTGACGCTCTTTCGAAACCTTGGGTAAAAGGCATCACTCTTTCTGGTGGCCATCCGCTTGAGCCACAAAACAACAATACTGTCTATAAGTTGTTAAAGGAAATCAAAGAAAAATTTCCTAATAAAGACATTTGGCTCTATACTGGCTATCACTTGGACTGGGAGGATTTCAATCCCCCTCGCCGCATTTCAACAACACTCCAACTTTGTGATGTTGTGGTAGATGGTCCTTTTATTCTTGAACAGCGTGATTTAACTTTGCCATTTCGCGGTTCTCGTAATCAGCGTCTTATAGATGTTCGCCAAACTTTGGAAAAAGCGCACATTTGTGAACTCGAAATTTGATTTTTCATCAAAATTTCGATATAATATAAGTATGATAAAGAAAGATAGCTATAATATAATTCCTGCTTTCTTTGCAGGTATGCTAATTGGGGTTGGCGGATATGCCAACCTCATTAGCCAAAATAAGATATTGGGTGCATTGCTGTTTAGTTTTGGACTTGTTTCAATTTTAGAATTGAAACTTCCGCTTTACACTGGTCGTATTGCTTATGTAGGTGACAGCGTGGGGCTTGTTGACTTGGGAGCTATGCTTATCGCAAATTTTGCTGGCGCTGCATTGTTAGGTCTATTTGTATGGTGGGCGAATCCATTTTTGGCTGACTTAGTTGCTTCTTCAAAAGCAGAAATGTCATATACTAATTTACTCTTTAGCTCCTACTTGTGCGGAGTATGTGTCTATTGCGCAGTTGAAGGATTCAAACGAACAAAGTCCCTTCTTGCCATAATGCTCCCTGTATTTTTATTTGTTTATTGCGGTTTTGACCACTGCATCGCCAATATGTTTTATTCAGCGGCAAGCTCTATACCAATTTCCTTCCGAAAAATTTTAGTTGCTGCATTAGGTAATTCATTTGGCGCTCTAACTCTACATTATGGAAAGGAGACGTTATGAACGAAAATTTAGATAAGGTTCGATTCACGCACATAAAGCGAGTAATTGAACAAATAGAAAAAACTTATAATGGAAATACCGATGACCTTGAACTTTCTTTTGAATTTGTAATAGCAAGTCTATTCCCGCAAGTTTATAAGAATGTTCAAGAAAGGCTGAATAAAGAACATACAATGGGCTATATCGAGGGCTATAAAGCTGCTAGTGTAGCATTGGGAATCGAGGATGAATGTGGGACAACAAATGACTAACAAAATTTTGATGCGGAACTGCCAAAATGAGTTTCCTATCATTACATTGTGCGGCAGTACTAAGTTTCTTCCCTTGTTTCAGCAATACCGTAAAGAATTTACAATTGCTGGCTATATTGTCCTAAGCCCTGAGATTTATGGGCATTACGGTGATACAATGACAGATGAAGAAAAACAACGGCTCGACCGTATGCACCTAGCTAAAATTTCAATGTCTGATATGATTTTTGTAATAAACAAAAATGGCTATATTGGTGAATCCACAAAACGTGAAATTGAATGGGCAAAGCAATTAGAGAAAAAAATAATTTATTTGGAGGATATAGACGAATGAATGTTTATTTGGCAGGGGGAATCTTTTGTGAAGGAGATAGAATGAGAAATGAAAGATGGAGCACACAAATTCGTGATGCTATTCCCGGAATCAATCTCTATAATCCTCTGGAAAATAAAGAGATAAATGATAAAACAAAATGTGCAAGCTCTTGGCAGATTGCGGATGGAGATAACGCGCGCTTGGATGAAACTGATGTCCTTATTGCTTGCATTGATGGTGATGTGATTCCTTCTGGAACAAGTGCAGAAATTGGCAAATTTCACGAAAAGATTGCGCGCGGAGACAAGAAAATGATTATCGGTATTTGTACTGATAGTCGTATGGCAAGTCGCACATACAATGACGCTAAAGCCGAAATAATGCGTCTTGATATTGGTGAGAGCCAGTTCTGTTATCAGAATCTTTATACTGTTGGTCTTATTAAGCAAGGCGGCGTTTTAGTGGATAATATTGAAGATGTAATAAAATGGCTTCAAGACTGGGAGGCGACTCACGAATGATTTATTCACTTGGAGATAGAATTCCATTTGGCAAACTGATTCTGTTTGCCATTCAGATGATGTTATCAGTTTTCGTGGCAACAGTGCTTATTGCCAATATTTGCGGCGTTGCCGTATCTGGTGCGCTCGTTGGCGCAGGCTGTGGTACTCTGGCATATATTCTTATAACAAAAGGCCAGTCCCCGATGTTCATCTCAAACTCTGGTGCTTTTGTCGCCCCTATCATAATTGCACTTACTTCTTGTGGTTATGAAGGCGCGGTTATTGGCTGTTTTGTAATTTGGATTATTTATACAATTTTTGGTCTTATCTTTTCTCACGTTCCTGTTGAAAGTATATATAAAATTTTCCCTAAGTCGTTGATCGGTGCAGTCACGGTTGTTATAGGTATCAATCTTATGCCCTTTATTTTAACTTACGTCCAGATAAATGGCGAAACCAATATGTGGGGTATTAGTGTAGCTATCATTACAATGATAGCAATTGCACTTTTCTCGCATTATGCAAAAGGTATTGTGAAAATTCTCCCGTTCCTGCTTGGCACTTTAGTTGGTTATGTTTATGCGGTTGTGCTTACAATTACAAACATTTTTCCTGTTGTAGATTTTAGTGTTTTTGAAAATATGAGACTCTTCGCTTTGCCTGATCTCGCTATCTCTCATGTCAATTGGTACAAATTCATTGAACTGCCACAGCTTATTCCTCTGATAATTTTGTTTATTGCTTATACAATAAGCGCAATGATGGAAGCCCTTAGCGACCATGCTGCTCTTGGCGGTATAATTGGTATTGACCTATATCAAAAGCCCGGTCTTAACCGCATTTTCGCTGGTGAAGGACTTGCAAATGCTGTTAGTGGTTTACTTGGCGGACTCGGTGCTTGCTCCTATGGCGAAGGCGTTGCTTGTGTCGGTTTTAGTAAAGTAGCCTCAGCTAAAGTTAGTGGAGCTGCAGCACTTATTCTGATACTTATGGGATTTTTCGTTCCAGTTCAAGCTTTTATCAGTTCAATCCCAGCCTGTGTTTTTGCTGGCGCGGCTATTGTTCTCTATGGTTTTATCGCTTGTAGTGGTATAAAGATGCTTCAACAAGTTGATCTGAATGGACAAAAGAATCTGATAATTGTTTCGGCAGTTCTTTCTCTTGGTATAAGCGGCCTTGCTATTGGTGGAACTGATTTCTCAATTTCTGCCACTGCACTTGCTCTTATGGCCGGTATAATTCTCAATCTGGTTTTGAAAAATAAAGATTAAAAAATTTGACTTCCTTATCTTTTTGTGGTATAATTATATTATAAAAAGAAAGGAAGTCCTTTCTATATGTATTGGATAAAGGAGAAATAAAATGATACTGCTCAAAGAAACTAAGGAATATAGAGTCGAAAGTGAAAACGAAGCAAAGGATTTAATGGAAAAGTTTCGCACTGAAGCTCATGAAAGAGGTTATCAGATAACCAAGTGCGGCTACACTCACAAAGATAAGAAGTCTAAGGGCGAAATAATTGATAGTTGCGAAGTTGTTTCTTGTACAATGGTGTATAGCACTATATGGGAGGGACTTGAATGAGTGATATAGTAGATATTTCAGGCCAGACGATTGAGACGCCTGAAGAAATAGACATCGAACAGACCTTGCGCGAAGCCTTTTCTTTTTTCTTTGGAAATCTGATTGACGACGATGAAGCTGATGAATATGCTAAGGCGTTTTCGAGTCTGATGAGTCTTGATGACGAGAAATTTATGGTAATTGCCGCTGATGTGCTAGAGAATTTCTACACATCTTTCAAAGACCCACAGATTCAGCTTGGTATTGCGCAGAATCTTTCAATTCAAGGTGTCGCGGCTGAAGATATGATGGATGAACTGGCCGACATTGCAGAAAGGCTCCAAACCAATTTGAATGGTAAAGTTTCTCAAATCAAAATAGATTTCTTTAAATCTATTCTTGGCATAGTTGCAAATGCGCTTGGCGAAAATGAGCGAATTGCACGTCGTGTTGTAAGCGTGCCTATACAGCGGCTATCCAATGAAATAAAACTTCCTGAATATGCTCATACAACTGACAGTGGTCTTGATGTATTTGCACTCGATGATTATACAATTGATCCCGGCGAAATCAAAATAATTCCAACGGGTTTGAGAGTGGCCTTACCGAAAGGCTATGAAATACAAGTGCGCGCGAAGTCTGGTTTGTCAGCTCGCACTCATATGCGTGTTGCAAATGGAATAGGAACCATAGATGAATCCTATCATGATGAGATTGGCATAATCCTCGAAAATAATGAACCTGCGATCAAAGACATAGCCTATGATTTTGATGATGAAACTCATCGCCCTATCATCACATCAATTCTTCATGGTTCACCTGTCTACATAACAAAAGGTCAAAAAATCGCCCAGCTAGTTCTTGCCGAAATTCCTAAAATAAGTTGGCAAGAAGTAAATGATATAACTCTCTATGGGGCGGAAGACCGTCAGGGCGGTTTCGGTTCTACCGGAAAGTTCTAATGGCAAAAATTTCATTAGATTCAATTAAAGAAGAATTAGAGCAAGATGGCTGGAAAGTCATAAGCGACACATATACCAATCTTGAAACAGAAATGCGGTTTGAGTGTCCCGAAGGACACGCTGTGTTCGCTCCGTGGAAAAGACTTCGTGCAAAACGCATATGCCCGACGTGTGAAGCTAATGTATATAAAACGGAGGCCGCGACATCTAAAATTGTTCCAAAAAAGAAAAATGTTTTTCGTGTGCTTGCCCTTGACCAAGCAACATATATTACCGGATTTTCAATTTTTGACGATAAAGAGCTTATCAAATATGGAACTTATCAAACACAATTACCCGATACAATTGCGCGCAGTAATGCTGTAAAAGTTTGGCTCGTCAATATGCTTCATAATTGGCAGCCAGATTTGGTGGCCTTGGAGAACATTCAACTTCAGAATGAAAGTGAAGGTAAGCGCATGATGGGCGTTGATGTATTTCAACAACTTGCATGGCTTCAGGGGATTTTGATTGAATGTTGCTTTGAACTAGGAATTGCCTACACTTTATGCCATACAGGGGTTTGGCGCCAAGAGTGTGGAGTCAAAGGGCGCACGAGAAGTGACCGAAAAAGTTCTATGCGTTTATTAGCAAAGCAATGGTATGATGTTTCCGTTAGCGAAGATGAGGCTGACGCGATAGGAATTGGGACTTATGCTGTCAGGCAGTGTGCGCCAAACCGAAAAATGATTTCTTGGGAATAAAAAAGAGGAGCATTACGCTCCTCTTCCAAAATTAGAATTTTTCTATTTTTTGTTTGATGGAACCATACCATTCCATCATCATTTCGTGGGTTGCATCCCACATACAATAGGCTACCGATTCGGCATTGACTTGTGGTTCTTTTGATGCTTCATTCTCAAACAACTTATGAAATTCCATAAAATGATTCAGACGGTATTGCGCATACTTAGCTATAACATCGGCCAAAGCCGCATCTTCTTTATTTTCACGAATTTCATCAGCATAGCAAATCATCATTTCACTATCTTTCAAGTCATCATACATAGCTTTATAAAGCGCTTTATATTTTACCATATTGCCTCCTTACGCTAGCTTGGTAATTACCACGTTAGCATTGGTGTAAATCGCGCCAAGTCCCGTATTTACAAATGTCAGATTGGCTTGATTATTGACCGCACAGCAAGATGGATTGACTCGAATTACTTTTGTGAAGGAAAGATTACGAACGTCAGTTGTTGATGCGGATGTGTCTGAGCTAAGCGCACCCGGAACTGCTGTGCCATTATTCTGGAGTTGAACGGTTATTGCACCAGCAGTAGCACCTGAAATTGTACCGACAGCATTGAATGATACAAAATAAAGTCCGGGCCTATTGAGTGAGAATGTTGTGCTACCAGCCGCATGGCTAACAGTGCAACCTGTCAATATAGAATTGATAGGGAATGTAAGTAAGCCATTTACATCGACAGTTTGAGATTGAATATTATAACTATCTACCATTTAGTTTCACCCCTGATACGGATATGTACTCACGGTGAGTTAGCTCAAATGCCATAGCCACAGCCGCAGCCAGTAGAACAACAGTTAGTGTTCACAGACTGATATGGACTGCAGGTTATATATGCGGGACGACTTACTGGACGTAAGGTATCTACTAAATAACTATTCTGGAGATGTTGAGAGTTCTGGAAGTTTGCATAAAGCAAATCTCTGTCGCGATCAGCTAGTTTATCGCGGAGTTCCTGCATTGTATTCGCAGTTATGAGAGCACGAGTTGCTTCGCCTTCATTATGAATTGCGGTGGTAATTTCACAAGTGTTCTTATAGGCTTCGGAGCGAACATTGTCAATATTGCGGTTTGTTTCGCAGCAGCAATTTTGCTGTTGAAATCTATTCTCAGCCAACGCCCCTTGAGTAGAATAAAAGCCATCTTTGATTGCGGCTTGGTTGCCATAGAAGCCGTCTTTCATCCCACTATTGATAGCATAAAAGCCATCACATATACCATTAGTAATACCGCGAAGTTGGCCATTTACATCTTGGTTGTTGAAACCTTCGAACAGGTCGGAACGAGTTATTGCACCTTGCGTTGCATAGTCATCACGACGGCCAAAAAGTCCGCCATTGCCACCTAACAATGCCAACCAAACAAGATAAATAAAAGGGTTATTCCAAGCATTATTCATACCATCATCATTATCACGTGTCAAAGCGAGGATATCGCTAGCACTAAGTCCTTCGTTCATTACAAAAAACCTCCTAAAAATTTATAATATAAATTGACTTACCCCGGACGTAAATCAATTTAATTGTAAAAGAAAATTGAGTCCTGACTCAATGTCTTGCTCACTAATTCCTTGCGCGCGGGCCTGAGAAACCAATTGCGCATAATTTTCTTTAGTGAGTTGCGGGAGTGCTTGTTTCAATTGTTGTATATTTATTGGGGGATTTTGAGCTGGTTTTTGTATATTGGGAAGAGCGTTCATTATTGGGCCTCTTCCCATCTGCATAAGTGCTTGTAAAGGGTTAGAGAAGGTCATTTATTTTTTCCTCCTTTTTAGGTAAAAGAGATTTTTCAATTTTGTCAAGTCTATCAGTTATGTTTTGTAGAACTTTGTCTAAATTACTATTGCCAGTTGGCTGTTCATAGGGAGCGAGTTTATAAGCCGTAATTGATGGCGCACCATTTTGATACATCTTGAGATACATAAGACTTTCATTAGGACAAATTGCGACAGATAAACCCGTCCCCATAGGAACATTGGCTACTTCAAGTGGACTATCAATGACATAAACATTACCTTGCGGCGTCATAAACATAGATGGCGTAAATCTATTTTGTGGCTGCACGGTATTGGTTTGAAAAGGATTCATTTTACTACCTCCTTTGTTTCTTCATATGGAAGTAGCACTAGTAGACTTATTAGACATTTTATTGGTAAGCGTAAAGAAAATTCAGCAATTTACTCAATTATCTTAGCATAAATTGAACAAAATACACAAATCCCGAAGAAGCATTATGCCTCTTCGGGACTTTTTATTTATTCTATAAAATTCATTAGAATTGCGACTTCGCGCACAGTTAGCTCGGCATCCATTTGCGACAAATCATCTATTGTGAGCTTTGGCGATTTAAGTTCAACATCAACTCGTGCGAGTTCCTGTATTTTTGCCTGACATTCGTTTTCGCGGCCATCTTGTATTTTTATTGACATCCCATCATTAGCTCGCACAAAATGACCATCCTCATCTTTCATTCCATATTCGTTCAAAATTGCATCAAACTCTTTGTTATACCACTCAGCCTCTTTTTGAGCCTCTTCATTTATTTTGTTTAACTTATAGGCAATTTTGAATGGAAGTTTTATTTCAGCAAGTGTATTATATACAGTTTGAAATTGTATTACTTCAGACAGATACATACTATTCCTCCTTTACTCTATATATAAATAATATAACATAAAAGAAGTAAAAAGTCAAATTTTAGTATGTCAAATCACGCGCATTGACGAACTCGCTATTACAGATATCATCTATGTCATCAGCAGTTGCCATAAAATTAGTTGAGATTATTTGGCCATTGGCAAGATCGAAAGTAATTGAATGAGTAATCAAGTTGCTATTTGCATCATATCCATAACCATCAAAAGTAATCAAATTGTTATTTTGCGTCATTGATACTTTGAAGGCATTATTATTATCTGGTACGCAATTTATACCAACACTATTTTGACGATAGCTTACAGTTGGAGCTTCGTTGAAATAAATTTGAGTTGCGGTATAAATAACAATTTGATTTGTTGTAAGTGCTGTACCATTGAGTCTTAGTCCTGTATTGTACTCAACCTTGAGGCGAACAAAACACTTACCACTCAAACTAATAGATTGCGTGCCACTGCTAGACTTCAAATTATAAGATGTTGAACTTGACGCCAATATAATTTCTTCTGAAGATGTAAAATTATTATCTGCACTAAATTGTAAAGTTATTTTACAAGAAGGAGAATAGCTAACTCCGCTATATTCCATTTCGCGCAAGTAAGCATTATAATTGCCTTGGACTCCACTCCAGCTTAGAGCAGCTGTATTTGCAGTATAAACAACTTTTAGTTTACTCCCATCAGACGTAATATCTGGCATTTGGAAGCCTATTGACGGTTGTTCAAGTGCACCACCGCACAAAGAATTGCTACTAGCACTTTCAATACTAATATTATCATTATAAGACTGGCTATCTTGCTGTCTAATTTTGACGGAAAAAATTGTGGCTGAGCTGACAAAATTCGATGTTGGAATTATAGCACAACTCATTGTAGATTCGCCATAGATTGAACCTGAAATTAAATTAGAGGTTTGATAGGTATATATTACATTATCTCCGCTATACAACGTAAAAATGTATTGCCCAATCACTTGTGCAGCATAGCTCAGCGCGGGCTTCTGAAAAGCAATTATCAGGTGCTCACCTGCCAAAATAGATTTGTCAGCATCGCTTGCACTATCACTCGGAAAGAAGACTGTATTACTACTCTTTTTCGCAGCAACTGCGGCATAGTCATTTGAGATAACACCATCACGCCCTATTTTGAGGTTTGTAATTTGTTTCGGTTTTTCACGAAAATCAATGACAAATCCCATTCGCGTCGTATCAATGGATTGGCCAAAAGCATCATAAAACCGCACAACAATTGACATATTGTAAGGGCCAATTCTTTCAGCCTCGGTTCCAAAAAGAACTGTGTAAAGTGGCTGTAAGTCTTCATAAGTAATGTTTGTGCCTAATGGCCCATTCTCAGTTCCACTGACTTTCCTAATTGAACGAAGCTCTTGGCCTTGCGGGACACCTTCTCGATAAAGTAAGATGGAATAGCGTAAATCCGCAGCATTGGTTTGAAGAGTAGTACAAATCGTACCGGGATAGGGAACAGACAAAGACAAAGCTTTTTCACTAACTGCGCTTGAATTTGGACGGACATAATTACGCCCATCTGTGTAAGTCTTGCTATATGTTAACGTCGGAGTAAAATTTCCAATCCATTGGGGGTCAGGCGAATAAAACAGTTTGTTTGAAAGACTTGATTCAACTTTCTGATTACTACCGTCCTTTTTATCATATAAGATAACTTTAGCTAAGAAATCTCCACGGCCAGCATTAGAGAAATCAATTGTGGAAGTATATTTTTGTTTAGCCGCACACGACTGAATACTACCCCATTGTTTCCAAGAATTACCTGCATCTATTGAGTAAAAAATTGAATACCATAAAGAAGATAAGCCTGCAGGAAAGCTGTCCGGCGCTGTCCATTCTAACTTGATTTGAGGATTACGATAATAAACTGAATAATCACCAGTTAGGCTTGCATCTAATGTGTCAGTTTTTTGTATAGTAGGAACACTAATATTATCTGGGAGCTTACCATAAATTTGCGCAGCCTCAGTCCCAGACCATTTGATTGCGGTATATTCATATTCATCTTTGAGCTGCACGCCAATTTGATAATAATAGCCGGGGTTTACAATAGGATTTTGTGCTAATGGGTCTATTATAAGAGTGAGAGTTGAACTATTTGACGTATTTGAAACAGTTCCGGAAGTAATTTCTTCTGAAGTAGCACTTAGCATATTCGCTTTTTCTTCTGCGGAGCGAATATACCATTTTGCTGCAGTCAATTTCTTAGTTGTATCAGTAAATTTTGCTGTCGAAATTGACTTATCATTCGTATTAGTTGACGCAGAAAAAGCCGTTGTAAAATTATTTACTTCTGGCTTTGTATTACGAGTTATTGTAAGCGTTGAACCCGAAACTGAATTTTCAAGTCCATCATTTGAATAAAATGTGAAAGTCCCCGCAGAATCAATCGAAAATTGAGAGCCACTGGTTTGAAGCGCGCCGCTAGCTCCTTGACGAACTTTTACAGTTTGAGAAGAATCGGCATCAGATCCCGCTGAAACTTGTACGCTATATGCGCCAGCAGTTGAAGGCAATTTGACATTTGTAGCTGAAAGAATCGGCGCGGCGGGTAGCGAGTTTATTTTTACGGAAGGGCCACTCTTTAAGTTAGAATCATAATTGATGCCCATTTCGCCGCAGGTTTGAATCGCGGTGTAAATGGTTTTTCCTCGACTTGTATTATCTAAATTAAGTTTTATTGTATAAGATGTTGCAGAGGGATTTGTTATTTCGGCACTATCATCAAATGATATGGCTGTTGGAGCACTTCCCGCTTTCCAAAAAATCTTATATTTATTTATAGCATTATTGACGCCAGCGGTCGCGCCCGACCAGCTCAAGGGTATTGAGCCAGTCGGAACGATTATAGATGAAGCGGAAGTCGTAAAACTCATCGGTTCACTGACAGGAGATGCGGGTAATGCTACTGTATCACTATAACTGCCAGTACCAGTAGATTGGACATTCTTTTTCAGATAAACTTTTACAGTTGTTGAAGCTTCTACAATTACACTTTTTGTACCAATTGTACTTGAATGTTTTACTGTAATACTATTTGGAGTTGAATTGAATTGTTTTGAACTACCATCTGTATAACCATATGTGTAAAGCCAAGTCGCTTTCTTATCGCTTGTATTATCAGCTGCATAAAATGTTATATTAGTAGTAGTTTCAGTACCCCAGCCATTTATGCCATAATATTTGTGAAAACACTCTTCGGCTATAAAATTTATTGTTGTTTCATTTGTACTTTTATTATAAGAAAGCTCAAATCCTAAATTTACTTGTCCGTTCCACTGATCTGCGGTATAACCCGGAACACGACAATTGTAATATATTTGCGCCATATTAGCCTCCTTTACTCAACCTTTATTTCAGAAACATAAAGGTCTAATCCAATAAGATAGTTCTTCCCATCCACTTCTCTTGTGGCTTTGCGATATTGTGCAGTATATTCCTCATTGTCAATATTGCCAAAAGAAAGATTATCTTGTATGTCTAATCCAGAATAAATGCTTGTTTTCTCTTTTCCAAAATTCGCGCGTTTAGCACTGTCATAAATTGCTAGTCCATCATTGCCAACTTGAATATGATAATCGCCATGTGTATAATCATTGGCAAGCGCGCCATCGCTCTTATATTGATTATAAAAATCAAGAGAAAGCGGATTTAGGACAATTGTACCAGCTTGATTCTGGTTATCTGTAATTATAAGTCTATCCATCACCGCGCGAGCATTTATGATATTGAAGCCAGTAGTGCTAGAAAAAGTCAACGGGACAGAAGACTCAATACTATTATTTGTCAAAGAGAAAATGTTTTGTTCAGTATCATTTTTAGTACCGGTAAAAACAATACCAGTTTGGCAATCACTAATTGACAAAGCAGGGCCAGCGCCTGCACCCTCTATTTTGACCGTACGCAAAGTGGAAGCTTCAATAGTGGCTTTACTCAAAATAGAGCCTTCAAAATAACCTTGGCTAGCGTATAACGTACCATTTTCAGAGACTTGGAAAACAGAATTTTGAATCGCGGCATCTGATAACCCTTCTGAGCCAGCCCAAAATACGATGCGGCTGTTGTCTTCGGATAAGCCACTAACTCTCTTATTGAATCGCGCGCCACTCAATGTATTGACACCAGCATAACCTACTCCGCCATCCGCGTCGTATTGTGTGGTAAGAGTGCCAGTCAAATATGCACTTTCAGCATAAAGGCCGTAAGTGTCTTGCTGAATTGCTGTTGAAATTGTTTGTGCAGGGATTTTACCAAGAATTATTTTGGGAACAATTTTGTAAGAATTATTATTTCTCTCAATACAAGATAAACTTACACTATTTTGCGGAAGTCCAGAAGATGTCAAATCAGTTGCCGTTGAGTTTATTGCAATAAGCCAGTCGTCAGTTTTATCACCGTTTACTGTACCTAAATCAAGAACCAAGTTATAAATGCCATATTGTGCGCTGCCATAAATAGCCCAAGTGCCGCTCGATGTAGGAGATGCGTAAAATTGCGCGGAACGATTCTCATTTGTAATCATATAAAGATTATCGGTGCTAGACTGAATTGTATCTCTAAAGATAGGAGTAAAGCTTGTTGCTCCAGCTTGAATTTCAATTTCATTGATACGATAAGCGTCTTTGAATAAGAATGTACCGCCGCACAATTGGAGCTTTTGTTGTTCAAAAATTGCAGTTGTAATTTTGCCACTTGCTGTAATATTATTGAATACAGCATCTGTTTCATTGATGTACCAAGAATCGCCGCCATGAATTGTAGAATTGTCAAAAGTCAAATTACCAATGCGACCTTCGCTAAGTTCAATCCGTTTTGCTATAACAGAGCCGTCAAGCGAAATGGAAAAATTGCTAGTATTATTGTTAGTAGTATCGTGATGGACAATACCATTCTCACTATCAAGCAAAATGTAATTATTATCTTCATCACCAATAATAGCTTTTAAAATATAGCCTTCTTTGAAAGTGCCTGTCGCTGCTTGGAGTTCACCAGCAAATGAACCTGTTGCAGCTTTTAGCTCACCAGTAAAAGAACCAGTCGCGGCACTTAGCTCGCCACTAAATGTACCACTAGCTGCTTGAAGCTCACCAGTAAAAGTACCAGTTGCTGCCTCTAAACGTCCTTTGATGTGTAAATCGCCGTCATCATTGTCATCAATCCAAAAAATCTTTTCAGAATCACGACCGTCCTCATAAACACGAGTAATATCTAAGCCACCATTTACAACATGCAAGCCATCACTATCAAAGCGAAGCCTCGTATTATCTACAGCCATATTGATACTATCAGCATTGAGCGCAAAAGATGCAAGACTTTCTGTTGTAGCCCATTGCTGTATCAGCGGAAATGTGCCCCATTCTTGCGGTGTTGCTTCAGGGCTTTTCAATTTGAAAACATAAATTGCATCATCTTGTGCCATAACGCGGCCAAGTTTTTGGAGAAGTTGTTTGATACCGCCACTTATTGTCGCTGTTGGATCATCTTGCCCTGCAGTTTTAGTGCCTAAATAATACCAGTGATAGTCAGCCGCACTAGAAGGTGTTGAATAAATTTCATTATCATCTTCTGAAATTTTGGATGGGAAATAAACACCAGCATATATATCGCCTGATGCAATAGCGCTCCAATCTTGCGGCGTTCCGCCATTCATTGTAGCAAATTTTACTATTATCGAATAATTAGGATCGTTGGAACTCAGGATATATATATCCCAGAATTGTTGTATTTCAAAAACCCAGTTCGCAGGAACTGAAGAATCATTATTATCATAGAAAAGGAAAGGCTTGAAAGCTTGAAAATATGGGCTTGTTTTATCTAATTCTTCCAAAGAACTAGTATCATCAGGACCGAGCATATCAAGCATAGCAAAAGTAAAATCATAATCATCATCACTCAATTTCGCGGGCGTATTATTACCATCTCGTTTCGTAGCATAAAAAATCAGGCGAGAGGGAGCAAAACGTGTAAAATAGTTATTGCTCCCATCTTTGACCTTGTATTTTATAACTTTCTGCTTATTGAAAACAAGATTGTAAGAATTGCCATCCGCGCCCGGTTGCCCATCAAATATTTTTGACAGTGTGATTGAGCCGGAATAGTTTGGCATCTCTTTACCTCCTTATGTAATGTTTACAATACAGGTATAGATTGCTGTTATTGTAACATCTTCATCCTTTACCTCATAAGTCATCTGATTTGCGTCTAATATATCAACGTGATTTTTTTGCCATTGATATGTAATAGTATGTGCGGGAGAGTCGTTGATTTTTTCTCCACCTTTATATACTTCGCAGGTAAGATTTATTATTTCCGGATAATCATTTTTGAAAACAGTACCTTTGTCACTGGTAATTAAAATAGTATAGCCTGAATTTTCAAGTTCTTCTATTGTTAAATTACCAATTTTTCCGCCTGTTGCGTTTATGGTTCCAGTAAATTCGCCGCTCTTTGCTAATAAGTGTCCATCTTCATAAACAATAAAATTGTCTGTTGCATTGATGACTTGATGCCCGTGTTTTTCATCAATATCATTAAGATATCCAATTTGAACGGTTTTCCCCTCAAGGGAAGTTGAAACAGAGAGTTTATTTTTTAGCCACAAAGAGCCATCACTTTCTGTTGCTAATACCTGCACACCGGTTGCATCGTTTATTGATAAGCCATAATTATTATCACCAATCTTACCAATCTTTATGCGATCATATCCACTAGCACTAACTGTGATATCTTTATCACTACTAATTTCAATTTGGCCAGAATCATTCCCATTCTTGAGAAAGAAGCCATCCCAAGTCAAACCAAATTTGGCTTTAGTTTTTACGTCATTCAAATTTGTGGCAACCCAGTTTTCATCATCAGCCAGCATACCGTAAATACCGTATTGATCAAATCGCACAAACTTGCCATAGTTAATTGAACCAATCGAGCCATCAGGATTCTGAGAAAACCAATAGGCACTTAACCCATTTCCATCCCACTTATAAGTTGGAAACGCGCCATTCATTATGCGTATCAAGCTAGTATCAATTTGTCCTGCATTTATATAAGATGCATTGATTCCTGCGCCTGTAATCGCAGCACTCCAAGTTGTACCACCATCTTTAGTGAGATAGATGCCACCATTGATTATGCGAACAGTTTGATTAGGTGTGCGAGGACTTGATACGGTAATGCCATTCTCATTCCACAAAACTGTTTGATCGCCCGCGTTAGCAAGTGTGAAAGCATTATTTGCAAAACTCTGTTGAAGAGTCTCGGCTTTTATCTCACCAGTCTTTGTGATAGCATTGGCCGCGCGAGCATAGCTGCCAGATTGATATTGGAGAGAAGTTGTTGTCGCGCTAATGCGCTGGAACATATCCTCAAAGCGTGTTTTGTAGTTTTGAACAGTTATTGTGTCTTGCGACGGGTCATTCAAAACCACATCAATTTCACTGACAACAATTTCTTCTTGGATAGGAGTTTTCACCCCATCAACGTAAGTAAAACCAAAAAATTCTGTATCCTCAATGTAAGTTCTATCACCGGGGTTGAAAGTATAACCTTCAAGTCCTTCAAGAGAACCCACATCAATTACATTTATTGAATAAGTGATTTGCGGGTTAGCTGATTCAGCAAGTGTAGCCGCAGCATCATAATAATACAAGTTATCATCAAGATAGTCTTCACTCGACCAAGAACCTTCTTGAATAAAGCGCGAATACTTCTCATAGAACTTTTTATTGAGTTCTTCTTTCTGAGTTTTAGAAGCCTCAAGCGACTCTTGAATTTCCTTATAACGAGCTTGCGCCGTATCATATGCCTCTTTATAAGTATCATAGAATTCTTTACTTTGTGAGACTTGCCGCTCAAGAATTGCAATGGCAGTAATAATACCGATAATTTCGGGATCGTGCTCTATGAGAGAAATTACATATTCATCAGTTATGGGATTTTTGATGAAATCTTCATATATATATCCTTTCGCGGGAGGATAATTTGCTAGTTCTTGCTTTTTGTCGTTAAGCTTCGTGCTACCTTCTGTATAAATCAAATAATGAGTTTGGCTTGATGCCGATAAGGTGTTCATTGAGTTTGCAATTGCGGATGCCTCTTCTAACAAAGCCTGTCGAGTCTGATTGATACGCTTCATCTTGACATAATAACCTAACCACGGGGAAACTTCAAGATAAAGATCATTCATCAACTCACTATAATTCAAAAGCCCTTGTGTATAATAATGACGGAAGTCATAGAAGAAAAGTTCGCCTGTTGGGTTATCAATCGCGCGAGAAATGGAACAGTAGCCATCAGTGGCAAATTCATTATCATTATCTTCAACGACAATTTTAGAACAAATTTGATCACTATCAACGGTGCGCTCAATTGATTGTAAATTTATACCATAATGGAACCCAGCGAAGTTCTCGATTCCAACATAATTACGAAAAATAACATACTTCTGTGGGATGCCATTTTTATCTTTTTTTACTGAACCGTCCTCATTGTGCTCAATTACAAAATCAATCCAGCACTCAAACAACTCCGCAAGATCTTGTAATATATTGAAGCGATTAGTTTTTTCAGTTTCATAAGAACGACGCTTTTCACAATTTTCATCATATTTAAGAGAAAAATCTGTTGAAGGTGAAGGTCCAACATATTCATATTGAATTTCATCAGCAGACGTTGCATCTTTGTTTTTATTAGGGTTGTAGTAGTAATAAATAGTTTGGGCTTCTGCGCTCGGTACTGTTTCAGGATAGAGAATTTTACCGTCCTGTTCATAATATTTGAAAAAGTCGATTTGTTCAAAGATATAAGTGCCTGCAGTATCAGTTTCAAAGAAAATACCAAGATTCTTTGTTAACATTTGCTGATATGTAATAGCTTGTGCAGCACTTGCAACTCGCAGAATGTATCCTTCGTTATTTGAGATGTTTTGCGCGGCCGCAAAATCGAAAATGTGAATTTCTGTTGAACCGTTCTTCTGAATGTCATACTTCCCATCCACCATTCCATCGTAGAAAGCAACAAAACCTTTCAAATGAGATTCATCAACAGAAGCACCGCTCAGCTTCAAACGCAACGCATACTTTTCACCAAGCGCGATACCATTTTTGACAAAAAGCTTTCGATTATCAACTAAACCACTATTATGGAAGCGGTCGCCGCTCTGTAAGTTAAACTGTAAAGTAAGTTTGGCAGTAGCCAAAGCATTGATAAGGGCTTGCCCCTTGAGGTCTTTCCCCTCATTATCAACCAGCGGAGGGTGAAACAAAGAGCGAATATAAGTTGAGCCTTCTTTATCCCAACCAGTTGTACTTTCAAAATTTGAAGAATTGGTAATCAAATTTTGAGTCAAAGTTGGAGACAAATATTCTGTTTTCGTATAGCCACGAATTTCTTTGCCAGTGGAATCTTGATAAACAGAAATAAATTCATCCACTTTAGAATCGTAAAAACTTTCAGTTGAGCGTATGAATTTTTTACCACGATAATCAAGACTTATTGCTTTTTCGTTCTTACAGAAAGATGGTGTTCCTTCACTATTGGTATAAGATGTATTGTCTATATACCAATTAGAACTATTCATAATCGCGCCGGTATCTGTATTTATTTCATATTTGCCATCGGAACGATACAAAAATTGAAAGAACGGGTCTTTATTAGACAAGCAGGAATAAAAGCCATATATAATTGAGCCTGCTGGAATTATCTCTTTTGTCGTATTTGACATAACAGAAGTCGCTGTAATTTGCGAGATTGTAGTCAAAACATAAAGTGGCTCGACTATAGTCTGCCGAATTAGGTCAGATTGGTCAGAAACTTGCCAGTCAGTCCCCTTTAAAGCCTCCGCCGCGAGGGTAGTAATATTACCAATTGAATTTTCTTTTTCGGCACTAAAAACTATATCAAGGCCATTCTTTGATAACTCATTGATAAACAGAGCTTGCGCTGTATAAGTATAGCTCTTACCATCAGAATCCTCAACAATATTCTTTATAACAAAATCATACCACTGGTCTTTATAATGAAGTTTAATCTTCCGTTCATTGACAAGCAATTTTATAAAAGGGTTGTCAACAAAAGTGCCTTCAGTTTTGTCAAAATATTGTGTATATAAAATAAAGCTAAGAGTATATTCGCCTGTTGTCTTTTTATTGAAATGAGCGTCTTGTGCAGCACAATCACTGGTCATTGTATTAGACCCAATGACTGCAATTGGATGCTCATTATATGTTGTTTTATCGTCTGAGAGTATATCCTCCCAAACGCTAATTTCATATTCTCGTAAAAGCATAGGAACCTCCTTAATAGAAGAGGTAATCATAATCTATACCCACTTGCGCAGCATTGGTTATGCCAGTTATCGTCATATATGATTGACCAGTAGGTATCTTGAAAAATGTGCCTTTCGTCTTATGACGGTTGTATAGATTGCCTGTACGTTTGCCATCTTTATAGCCCTCAATTAGATTAGTCGCGGAATTGATGCGCACCTCATCGTCTAAACCAATACGCACAATCTGCGACAAATAAAGTTGAGAATCAGCATCATCTGTCAAATAGATGTGGAAACCGCTAGACGCACCGAGTGTTCCTTTTTGTATGCTGCCTGTGTCATCTACCGTGTCAGCCGAAAAACCCTTCAAGCTAAGCGTCCAGTCTGTTTCGACTTCACCGGGATTCCACAGTTCAGCCATCAAAGGATTGCCGCTGAAAGTATCAATTCCATCGAGCGTCTGTTTAAGCGCAATTACGTCTGACCATTCGGCTACATTTTCATCGTCGAATTCAGCAAGTGTTTTTTTGGTGGAATGTGCATATACATCATAAGAGACGAGTGAAATGGTACATTCTCCTTTATAAACCCGCAACTTATCGCCTTCCTCAAAACAGACATAATTGAACTGAGGAGCAGCCGCTGGTTTAGCCCAATAGAACTTATAAGGCGTCTCATCAAAAATAAGTTGCTGTGGCACTTTGGTTGAAAAAATCATTCTTAGTAAATATAATTGTGCTTCTGTAATAGAGTCAAAAGCCATTGATAAATCAAATATTTTTTGTGTAAAGAAAGAACCGAAAAAATAAGTTCCATCATTACCCGGCTTTTCAATAATTTTATCATTGATAGTGGGCGCTAATTCCTCTGTATAACGACTGCCATCACTCACGCGAGTTATCCCTAATTGCGAAGAATGATAACCGCCATATTGGAAGCCCATAAAATCTCCTTTGCCAACTCCCATTTGGTAGTCCTCCTTTACCCATTATTCTAAAAATAAGTAAAATTTTTTGTCTTGAAATACAGAAAAGAGGGAGGATAAACCTCCCTCATATTATCTGATTTTTCTGATTACATTTACGCCACGGTAAGAACCGTCTTTGTAAATTTCATCTTTGATTTTTTTAGTAAGACGCTCAACATCGTAGTCATTTGCAATTTCTGCTTGAACCGTGATGTTAAAATAGTTATCACCGGATGTGGTTGTATTGTTTGTTGTGGAGCCACCGCGCAACAGGTCGGACAACACATCTTTGAGTTGGATAAAGTTTTCAGTATCGCGCGCATTAAGCACAAGTTCGGGACGAGACTTAGTGCCGTCAAGCCAAGCAAGACCAGTTTGAGTTGCAAGGCCGCCGGTTTTGTAAGCCGCAATTGTACGCCCTACAGATACAACTTTCTTTTCGGCATTTTTCAAATCTCTTTCAGCTAATTGTTTAACTTGCTCATTTTTGGTTTTTCCTAATAAAACTTTATATTTATTGATTTCTTGTGCTTTGTATTTATTTGCAGCATTAAGGGCCTCCTGTCTTGTTGAGAAGCCAGAAGCGACAAGTTGCCCACCATAGAAGGCACTCCAAGTTTCTTTAGGAGGATTCGAATTTTCATTCGAATTTGTTTTTCCACCAGTCCCGCCAGAACCTCCGCCACCACCGCTTGAACCACTCGAGTTCTTATCGGCGGCTTGTGAATGACTCGGCACTAAATGATTGACAAGTTCCTCAAGCAACTTGTTGGTTTCCTCCTGCTTGATTGTTGTCTCATCAATGTTCTGTGCCAGCACATAAGCATACGCGGCATTGAAGTCTTTGATGAGGTCGTCTTGCCACATCTTTTTCTGAACTTCACTCAAGCTCTCCCAGCTTTCACTCTTTTGGAGCAAAGCAACAAGCGCACTATCATTTAGAAGCTTACCATCTTCACCAACGGAACTATTCAGCAAGTCGTGAATCTGTTCCCAAAGTTGGCCAGTCTCTTGGTCAAACTCAAGATTACTTTCCATCAGTTTGATTTGACGCTCACGTTGCTCAGCGGCAAAATCGGCTTGGTCTTGAAGAAGACTCAGTTTTTGGTCAAGCAATTCATCTGTATAATCCTGTTTCATTTCGCTAAGCTCTTTTTCAAGCTCTTTGATAGCAACAGTATTATCAGTAGAAGTATCTTGTCTCAAAAAAGCCAAACGACGCTCTTGGCAATTTCATCTTCAGTCTTTTGATTATCGCGGTCTTGCCGTTGTTTATCAATTGACTTTTGAATTGCATCAAACAAATTGGAGTTAGTATCTTTAATGCTGTCATTGATATCGCTGAGTTCATCAATTTGCTTTTGACGCTCATTGACTAACGCTTCTAAAATGCGCTTTTCAAAACTGGTATATTCCTCGATAAAGCGTTCGCGTAAATCTTGGATATCGTTCTCAATGTCTTGGAGTTCATCGTCTGCCTTGTCAATGCGATCTTGAACTTCCTCTAAGCCATCAACGTAATCCTTTACGTTATTATACAAATCTTCGTCGAGAATAGCTTCAATCTTATCCCAGTCGATTTCAATCGTCTGGTCATCAAAGTTATAAGTGCCATACTCGGCATATTGTGCATTTACCGCAAGGTATTCGCGCATCTCTTGGAGACGTTTTTCATAAGCGAGTTCTTGACGAACTTGCTGTGCATAGAGATTACGATATTGCTCAGCTGTTATACGAACAAGGTCGCCCGCTGTTTTGGAAATGTCGGCAAGATAATCTTCATATTTCTCATCGAGCTTCTCTTGGTCGCGGCCAAGTTCGATGAGATCTTCCATCAGGTTGTAGAGCCAGTCAAATTCGTTGCGCCATTTATCGCCATCATCGGATTTGGAACTGGAGCCTGAACTGGAGCCATCGTTCAACCAACCCTTATTGTCTTTCCTATTGTAAGAGCCAGAGTGATCATATAGGTCAGGAATACTACCGCCACCGGCAAATGATGGGGTTGCCCCGCGGTCAGAATTACTTAAAATCTTGCGAGTTTGTGGCGCTGTGAAAACTCTATCACCCGGCTGAAGGTTAGTATATTGAGGGCCTTTTGCACCGACAATATAGGCATAACCTTTTTCTTTGTTCCAGACGATTTCAGCGCCTTCTTCGCCAGTCAACGCGGGGCCAGCTTCGGCACGACGAGTGCCGCTAGCATGAGAGGGAACATAGCCGCCAGCGGCAAAATTTCCTGAACTTCCCCTGCTCCTTTTTTTGCTGGAAGTTTTACCATTAAAACCAGAATCTGACCCATCGGTAAGATCAACAATGCCCTTGACATTTACTGTATAATTCTTTCCAGTTGCGGCTGAAATAGCTCCTTCAATAGCACCTGTCAGCGCATCACTGTCAATACCAATTTCAAGTTCGCCCAATTTAGCAACGCCTTGAGTAACGGCTTCGGCAATATTGTCTTTCCACGCTTGAGTGTCTTGTTCCTTTACTTGCGTATCAAACCAAGCCTGCACTTCTTCATCAGACTTATCCATAAGAATTTCAGGTTCAACCTTTATCTTATGGCCTTGATACATTACCTCAACAGCGCCATCAATCTCTTCTCGAATCTTTTGAGCTACAGGACCAATGAATTGTTCATAGTCTTGACCAGTTTGCTTGACCATCTCATCGAGATTGACAGTGGCAGTCTGTATATCAAAATTCTTTGCAAAAGCTTCTAAATATTCTCTTGCCGCTTCTCTCGCAGCACTATCTACCGCTTCATCAGATAGGCCAAGGTTTTCAATAAAACCTGAGAAAGCCTTTTCAACATCACCCTCATAAACATCTAACCAGCCCGTAGCGAGATAAGCCAAATTATCTTTATCATAAGTCTTTCGTTTTTTTTCAGAAAGAAAGCTTGATAAATTAGAAGCAAGTTCATCTTGAAAAGCATCTTTTTTCTCATTCGTAGGTCTGCTAACGTCAATATTATTAGCAATCGCTCTAGCATAAGTACCTTCATCCAAACTTTCTTGTTGACCAGCAAAACCAGCATTTATACCAGTAGTAAGAGTAGTAGCTTTCCACTCATCAGCAGTTTTACCTTTTGCTTTAAGTTCTTTATCAACAATTTCCTTTGCTTTTTCAGGGTCAGCCGCTTGAGCAATAATTGCATCAATAAGTGATTGATCGATAATACCCTCAGTATTTTCAATCAAATACTTGATAGCTTCCTCAACGCCATTAGCATCAACAATTTGGGCCAAGTCAATTGAGAAGTTCGCGGCGTCGCCTATCAAAAGTTTTATCAGAGTATCAGATAAGCCCTTACCAGCGAGAGAATCATAAATATCTTGATAAGTTGCATTACTAATTTCCCAGTCTATGCGGCCTAACTCATCATTCCATTTAGCATTGAAGCCTTTACCAGTAAGAACATCAGAGCCAAGGACAGTTTCCCAAATGGGGGATAAATCACCTGTATTGACAACATTATTAAGCAAGTCGAACAGCCGTTGGCCTTCTTGTTTGACCATTGCTTCGCCTTGCTGAGTGACTTTCCGCCAAGACCCCGTGCCAAAGAATAAATCATAAATACCGGAAGCTTGAGCATTGCCAAACTCACCATTATTCATCATTTCTTTCCACGGGTCAAGCAAATCGGCCACAAAGTCAGTCATTTGGCCATAATCTGTGCCAAGATTAATGCTATCAAGTTCTTTTATAGTGCCTTCAATTCCATTTGTAAAGGAATTAAGTTTAGACATTGCTGTCAAGAACTCACCGCTTATAAGATTAGGGTTGAGGCCATTCTTATTGATACGATTGAGTGTAGTTGCTAAAGCAGCAGCACTAATGCCACTTTCTTTCAAGAAGGTTTTAAGGTCAGAGAAGCTATCAGCTAAATCGTAGATGTCGTTAGCATCAAGTTTGCCAAATTCGTCAATCAAATCCTCTAGATTTTCATCAGAAGAAAGAATGTTCTCATAGAGATATTCAAACTGATTCGACAGACTTAGCGCACTAGTATTATCAGATAGAGACTTGAATCCTTGCTGGCCAAGAGCTTGAATCTCTTTATTTGTGCTCTGTGCCATCTTGCGCAACTGAGACATTGCGCGAATTGGACTTGAAAAGTCAATTGAATTATAGGCTTGAGTTAGACGTTCAGCATCAAGTTCACCTTGATTAGATAGCTCTCTAAGACTGTCTTGCAGCTTTTGCTGCCCATCATATCCAAAATACTTAGAGGAATTCGTCAGCATTGAACTCAGGTCTTTCTGAGTTTGATCTGACAATTGATTAAACTTGGCATCTCCCACGACAGAGCGTGCGATAGCCTCATTTTCGGCGGCCGTCTTTATCGCATCAGTGAAATTAGTTATAAATTGAAGATAAGCATTGGAGTATGCTTCAGTCCCTTCTTCATAACCTAGGCTCTTGAAAATTGTAGGGAGTTCTGAGCCGATGTCTTTGAGTTTGGAGGTATCAACATCCTCAACACCATTGAGCACGTCAAGAAAAGCTTGAGCGGACTCAGAAGAATTTTCTAATCCTGCGAAGGCATTAGTAAATTCTGAAACCATACCTTCAACTTCAGTGGCAAGTTTATTAGCGGCATCATCTAAGCCCAGCGCATTGTGCGCAAGTTCGGCATCAAGCTTTTCACCATTGCCGTATGTTGAAAGAACTTGTTCTCGTGTCAAACCAAAACGAGACATCAAGTCTTCAGTCATATCGCCAGTAGTATGCCAGAAGTATTTTGCAGCTTCTTTACCAGCATCCTTTAGATACTTCTCGTCAAGCAAATCATTACTAATTGCTGAGCCAAATCCATCGAAACTATCAACAATACCAGACAGACTACTATCAAGCAAGCTGTTTGCCGTATTGAGAGAAGCTTGGGCTTTATTTTCGTACCCTTGATATTCTTCAAGAGAGGTTGATTTTATCAGCTTTTGACGGTTATAATCGCGCCCTTGAACTGCATTAGCATATGCCTGCGTGAAAGCTGTTTTGAAAGCTGACTCATTTGTAGCAGATGCTAATTTATCCTCAACTTTCTTTTGTGATGTCTTATCAAGCTGAAGCGCACCAGTTTCATTGTCAACTGAATAGGTAAGCCCTAAATCGCCCCAATTTTTCGCCATTTCAAGGACATTCTCATTTGCTGCAACAAGGGCTTCATTCCATGCGTCAGTACCTTTTGTGGTTTCTTTAAGCGTAGTTTGGAGTTGACGATAGGTTGAGATTTGTTCTTTGAAAGAACTTTGATTTTGACGGGCTTGAGATTGCGCGGATTTTTGAGCTTCAGCTGCAGCTTGAGCTTCTTTAGTGTCAATTGTGTGAAGATCAATTAATTTTACAGCCGCAGTAATCACACCAGCAGCTACAGCAACAAGGCCAAGAGCAGCTCCAAGCGTTGTCAAAGCACTTGCTGCTTGCAACCCTTGTTCTCCAACAAGGCCAAGTTTTTCAGCAACTTTTTGCGCGGCTTTTATTCCAAGAGATGTCTTCGCCAAGGGATCAGCCGTAAGTTTGGTATTATATTTATCCAGACGTTTTTGACCCATGTTGAGCTTCTCAGAAAGCCAAGTGCCTATCCGTCCGGCTTTAGTTTGTTTGTTGAGAAATTTAGCATAAATATCGAGGCCTTTCTGCTCAAAAATTTTACTTTGATCAACTTCACCCCAATCAGACAGACGGGTAGCTTTTTGTGCTTTTGCAGCAGCTAAACTTGCCTTTATTGCCTTTGGTCGATTTATTATCCAAGACCAAGGCCCAACAAAAGCATTGCCCAATGCACCGCCAAAGTTTTTACCATATTGTGTTTGAGCATACGCATTAGCCGCGGAGCCAAAACTCGGAATCTTCTGCCCCTTATCAATTGCGCCTTTGGCTTGCGTAATCCACGACATACCGCTGCCAAAAGCCACGCCACCAGCCTTTATGAGTGACATCGCGGTCATAAATTTCAGAATAGCGCCAGCTCCATCGCCAAACGCGCCTGTTATTTTGTTTATAACAGTAAGAATTCCAGTAAGAGCATCAACAACGCCTTTTATAACAACATTGTTGGCCAAGCCCATTGTGAATGTATCCCACGCGTTGGTAAGCTGATTGATTTTGGCCTGAAGGCTATCAAGAGTCTTTTCAAACTGTTTTTGCGATGCACCCGTGCTATTATAAGCTGCCTCGACGAGTTCTTGTGTACGGGAATAGTTTGAGATCATTGCGAGGAAACGGCTTTGCTGTCTACTACCTGCTGCTTGAGTCGCAATATATCTCTGCGTTGCTAAATCTAATGTATCCCAACGAGAAGAAAGTTGAAGTAAAACATCATCTAGTCCTTCCTCACCGAGTAAGAACTTCTTCAAATCAATACCAACAGTTTGAAGCGCAGTATCAATTTTATTTATATTGATAACTTGACCTTCACTGTCAGTACCCATCAGTTGGTCTTTTGTAAATAGTTCTTTTACTTCTGTAAAACGAGCTATAACTGTTTTAAGGCTAGTACCGATAGTTTCAGGTGCTTCTCGTGTTGCTTCAACACCTTGCGCTAGTAAGGCAGCCGTTGTCTCAAATTCCATATTAGCGGAATTAGCCAAGGATGCAGTCTTACTCATTGCAACACCAAGTTCTTCAACATCAGATGCGGTTATAGCTGCTAATTCAGAATAAACATCATTAACCCGTTGTGAAGATACTTGGTTCAGCTCCATATTAAAGCCACGTAAAGCGCTTGTCATTAGGTCAGTTGCATTAGCATAATCCAACCCTGCTATACGGGCCATCTTCATTGTTTCAATGCCTAAATCCCAAGCTTGATTTTGGTTCAAACCCTGTTGGTAAAACAACGTTAATGTTTCATATGCACCTTTAACAGTTGCACCAAGCTTATTAGCTTCATCGGTATATTTCGGCAGCTGTTTCCACATATCACCAACACTAAAGTCGGTGACAACCGCAGTTTCAGTCATTACTGCATCAAGGTCTTTTACAGTGTCGATTGCATCGCGCACCGCGCGCTTCAATAGCTGAACACTGTTGTTGAAGCCAAAGAAATATTCAACGCGAGATTGAAACTGCTGGAGTTCACGTTCTTGATTATTGAGCTGACGAACAGCATCTCGCGCGCGATTAGCACCATCCGCATAACTATCGAAAGCCCCGGCCCCTTTGTTAGTAGCTGAGACAACGCCGCTCATTTGAGACTGAAGTTTAGCTAACTCTCCACTTGTAAATTGCGCAATCGCAGCTTTTGCTCCATTAATGTCCTGTACCTTAGACATATCAATTCCAAGCTTTTCAAGCTCAGTACGAAGTTTTGAAAAGTCAGCAGAGCCACTATTCTGCGTCTGGAAATCTTGTAAAGCTTTTTGGGCATCTTTGATTTTTGTTTGAGCTTCAGCTATTTGATTGACAAAACGTGTTATAGCCGATGAATCTTGAACGGTAGCTTGTGCATTTATAAATTCTTGAAGCTTTTTCTTTGCAGTATCTAGCTCATCAGCTATTTGCCGATAAGTGCTAGATTTTCGTTTCTGTCCTTCAGAGAGATTTTCTCGTCCAGCCTTGGCATTATACCACTGCTGCATCTTTTTCTGAATTTCATCTATCTCTTTTTGAGCCACACTAGCTTGATCGCGCAATTCCTTCGCAGTATAAACTTGACCATTAACTGTAGCATTTGTAGGCTTAGCTTGCTCAGCGGCAAGTTTACTTTGAGCTTCGGCTTCGCGATTTTGCCATTTTGTTATGTTCCCCTTTCGAGTAGCTATACCTTTATTATATTTTTCTAAATTAGAATTATATTTTTCAAGCGCCCTATTAGCTTTTTCAATGTTTTCAGCGACAGATTCAGGGAAAAGCTTTTTAAGTTGGCTATCTGGCAAATTTGCGACTTGTGCAACCGCGACTTTGATATCAGCATAAGCTTTTAGAATCTTTTGCGCAGCGCTAAGTGCTTCTTTAGAGCTATTAGCAGTGACATCGCCTGCAAGAATTTGGTCAAGACGCGTCATTTCTAACTTCATTTTTTCCAAATTCTTTGTTAAAGCATTGCTAATATTCTTCGGGAGTGTAATCCCACCTAATGCATTTTCAATGTCACCGGCTGCTTTTTTAATCTGGCTAACGTCTAAAAGCGCTTTTAGATTGATTGTCCCAGATGTTGTCCTATTCGTAGGCATCCTTTACTCCTCCTTTAGAAATCTGCGTCTATGTCTTCATCAAGAAGCCATAAATCAACAATTCTAACATTACCTCGCGGCCCTACAGGATATGCAATCGCATCGAATGAACCATTGACCGGCATAGCATTTTCACCGAGCTGGAGAGTAAACTTAGATACGATTTTTAGTTTTGGAATTTGGATTATGCCAGTATGATTGGCTCCTGTTTTATCATCTTTAAATCTTGTGCGACCTTCCAAAGATAAAAAACCATTTATAAAACGTTCACCAACAACAAGATCTGTCCTTGGTTTTTTATATTCAAAGCAATAAGATACAATACAATTGCAATAATTCCTATTTAATGTAAGCACATTTTCATCTTGCGTGTAAATTATACCTTTGCCATCAATAGCACGCACGTGCAAGTTAGATGATGGCGTATGACGCAAAACAATAATTCCATTTTCGTTACTTTCGCACTGTTCAGTTTGTGTCAGTATAAGCGTTGAATTTTCCTGTGACACAATCCGTAAATTATTCATAATTGCCATTTGCTCACGAGAAAAAATCCCTTGAGTAAATGTTAATGGAACTTCTTGAACAGTATCCCAAACTACTTGTGCGCGATTATCAAATCCACCACGGGCGGCAACGAATTGACGTATTTCTCCAAAATTAGCAAGTTGAATATGATCAAAAGTTGTAATAACATCTCCGGGATAGAACTTTTGACCGTTGATTTCCAACTCATAGTTAGCCTTTAAAGAAACTTGATAAAGTTCCTTCAAGGAAAATTGTTGGTAATCCATCTCCTGTCCTCCTAAATAAAAAAAATGAGTAGGTGGTAAGACACCACCTACTCAGGGGTTTATAAAATTAGCCATCGCTGCCAGCAGCGGCAGCAGCAGTAAAGTCATACTTAACAAGCTTGAGCATCTTACCATCCGCCGGACGAAGAACCTTGAGGTTCATATCGAAGACAGCGGGATCGCCTTCAGCTTCCATGGTAAGAGTGACCTCAGACAGCATCTTAGCTTTCTGAACGATGAACTGAAGGTATTCATCCTCACCAGTGGCTTGGCTACGTGCATAGGTATCGCCAGTGATATAATAAGTGTCAGGGAACTTTTGTGCATCAATAGAGAACTCGTAGCCAGTAATATCGACATCACCCGTCACAAAAACAGCCTCGGTATGATCAGAACTACTATCTTCCTCACCAGTTACTTTATACCAATGCGGCTGCTTGAGTTCGACTTTCTTGCCATTCATATCGGTGAAGTAATACTTTGTATTTTCAAGAGTTACCTCATCCTTCGCTAAGGTCTTGACCAAAGTAGTAGCATTTACTTCTTTAGAGCCAAACATCATAGCAAGAGACCTAGCTGAGAACAAAGCATCCTGCAGAGTAAGAGTTATTTCTTTATTGAAGTCCCAAATTATGAGTTCAGGATTACCCTTACCACCACGAGCCGCGACGTTTTCTGCGGTCTGCTCAATGGTGCTAACCTTGAGGGTGTCCAAATAAAGGACAGGCGCGCCACGGCTACCATCAGGATTTATTTTATAGAAAACTACGTCCGCGACCTCTTTGATGCCATATTTATCTAACAGATTAGCCATCAAAAATAGCCTCCTATTTATTCAAAATTTTTTATCCAATATTCAATTTTTACTTTATTTTTATCCGCTCCGGCAAGTAAACTCCGAGCATCTAAGTCAAATTTTTCTTTAGCTTGATAACTCTGAAGTAATGCCGAAATTGCGCATTTGCTCAACTCTCCAATATTAAGTGGAGTTATCCCAATCCCCATACAACAAACGGATACCATTAAATCAGAAAATTTTAAACCTTTCTTGGCAGCCAGCTTCTCTCTCTTACGGCCTAACCTTTTGATACGCACAATGCGCGGGTCAAGATCAGGCGGGTCAGGTGGACCAACTGGTGAGTCACCAAACGATTCGCGCAAGAGGTTTTGAAAATCAAAATAATCTTCTTCCTTCAAAAGCCGCAGCTCATCGACAGAATCAATTTTTTTAAGTTCCTCTCTCAAATCTCCAATGACAATCGTATTCATATCAAATAAAAAAGAAACCGGTTCGTGAATGAAGAACTGAAAAGCGCGGCTTACCATTTCTTCGCGGCCTTCACCAGCTCGCGCATAATTTAATACGAATTGAAATGGCGTAAAAGGCTCACCTTCAATTTTCTCTTCAAACCATTTGTCTCGTAACTCATCTTGCGTTATGAATAAGAGTTGTTGGTATAGACCTAACTCTTCATTCGTTATAACTTCTCTAACTTTTGCAGGATAAATTTTGCATAAGTTTTTGAAACGAATAGGTTCACCAATGAAAAAATTTTCATTAGTCATATGCTATAACCTCAAAATTTTGGAAATAGCAAGTCATTTCTTCGCTTGAGAAGTTATATTGAAAATCACCACCGGTTAACTTACCAAGTCCATTGATAAGTTTTCCATCAAGAGATTTTTGAATTTCTCCCATTATAGCGAAAGGTCGCAAATTTTGTCCTTTGATGAGCCACTGAGTATCAGGAACATAAATTTCAACAATGAAATTTATCAACTTAAATTCACTGTTCGTGCCTAACCGACTTCCTTGACTACACCGTACAAGTATCAATGACTGCGCAGTTTCTTTAGAGCCAATACGAGGCGTCACTTTGATGATTTTTTCAAAAACTTCTTTTTTGATTTGCTCATCAGTCAAATCAGGATGGGACAGAGGGTCTTTGTCAGAATAGTACAAATATTTCAACAAATTCTGATTATCCATCAAGCGGCTTATGATCTTTTGAAGATTTTCTCCAATATCAGCGCAATTTCTAACTCCCATTACTCCTTACCTCCATTCAACCAGAAGAAATCATCCTCATTGTCTTCCTCGGTTTTTTCTGGAGCAGGTGTTAGATCAAACAAATATACAGGATCGACAGTGACGAATTCAACTCCAAGGTCAGACTGTATATCATAACCTGTTACGCGATAGCCTTCTTTGAGGTCGCCCTCGCCTGTCTCAAAATAATCATCTTTTCGTAAATCCGCATTTGTCGGCATTACGAAGAAACTCATTTTGAGATTTTCGGTATATAGACCAGCGGAGCGGCTTCTAGACTTGAGTTCGTCTTTGAGCATATTGTCTTCTTGCCCATACATATAAGCCCAAGTAGAACATTGCTTTCCAGCGCGGGATATCCACTGAATGTAATGAGACATTCGTAATACAATATATTTGTTATACCCACTGGCGGAAATTTCCTCCATCCAATAAATCATCCAAGGCTTTAGAATTCCATCTTTGTTTTCTATCATAAGGATAGTACCATTTGGAATGTTTAGTTTTCTTCGAGTCAGCAAATATTGCAAAGTTTGAGTTTCATCTTGCTTATACTTTTCAAGAATTCCGGGATGTATAGCATCCTCATATTCAAAATCAACACGATAAACAGACTTGAGTAAATAATCTTCAAACTCCTTTTCACGCTTATTCTGAACACGAGATTGATAATCTATCCCATAGCGG